TCTTCTGGCGCTTTACCTGACACTTGTTCTTGTTCTTCTGGTACTTGTTCTTGTGAAGAAGATAATAAAGCTTTTACATTATTGTTAAAAAGAGAAGATATCCTTTCTACTTCTCCTGATTCTCCTGGCACTCCTTGCACTTCTGGCACTTTTTCTTGTTGCTTTTGTAAAGAAGATAATGCACCTATTAAATTTTTGTTAAAAAGAGAAGATGTCCTTTCTACTTCTCCTGATTCTTCTGATTCTCCTGATTCTCCTGATTCTCCTTGCACTTCTGGCACTTCTGACACTTTTTCTTGTTGTTGTAAAGAAGATAATGCACCTATTAAATTTTTGTTAAAAAGAGAAGATGTCCTTTCTACTTCTCCTGATTCTCCTGGCACTTTTGGCACTTCTGACACTTTTTCTTGTTGTTGTAAAGAAGATAATGCACCTATTAAATTTTTGTTAAAAAGATAAGATGTCCTTTCTACATCTCCTGATTCTCCTGGCACTTCTGACACTTTTTCTTGTTGTTGTAAAGAAGATAATGCACCTATTAAATTTTTGTTAAAAAGAGAAGATGTCCTTTCTACTTCTCCTGATTCTTCTGATTCTCCTGATTCTCCTGGCACTTCTCCTTGTTGTTGTTTTTGTTGTTGTAAAGAAGATAATGCACCTATTAAATTTTTGTTAAAAATAGAAGATGTCCTTTCTACATCTCCTGCTTCTCCTGGCACTTCTCCTTGTTGTTGTTTTTGTTGCTTTTGTAAAGAAGATAATGCACCTATTAAATTTTTGTTAAAAAGAGAAGATGTCCTGTCTACTTCTCCTGTTTCTTCTTCTTGGTCTTCTTGGTCTTCTTGGTCTTCTTGGTATTCTTGGTCTTCTTCTTCTTTTTGTAAAGAAGATAATGCACCTATTAAATTTTTGTTAAAAAGAGAAGATAAGCTATGTATTTGTTCTTCTTGTTGTCGTTTTTCTCTTTCTTCTTGTTGTAGTTTTTGTAAAGAAGAGAATAGAGTTGATATATTTTTGTTATAAAGAGAAGATATATTATATTGTAATTCTTGTCGTTTTCGCTCTTGTTCTTGTCGTTCTTGTTCTTGTTGATATTCTTGTAAAGAAGAAAAGACATTATTTGAATTATTATTAAATAATAATAATAACATATTTTTTGTTACTTCTGTTGCAACTATTTTTGTAGCTTCATTTGATATTGTTAGAGCTTCTTTATGTTCATTCAATATTTTAGCATCTCTTATTATATTTTCTAATTTTTCTAAATTTGCATCTTTATAAGCACAAATACTTCTATATATATTATATAGCTCTATAGCTTTATAATAATCTTCGGGATTATATTTTTTTAATTTTGCTACGATATTATCATATAATAAGGTTAAAAATTCTATAATCATATTATTTTTATTTCTTTTTATAAATTCTTCTGCTACATTTGCTCTATCTTTCGGAGCTGTTTGTTGCGATATTTTAACATCAATATCTAAAGCTTCATTAGAGAGTATATTTTGAATTAATTTTGTAAAAAATGTATTATATAATTCTAGAATAGTTTCAATATCCTTCTCTTTGCCCTTGCCCTTGCCCTTGCCCTTGCCCTTGTCTTTGTCTTTGTCTTTGTCTTTGCCATTTTGTTTATCTGTAATGTATTTACTATTATATGTATATACGCGGTCCCATAATTCAATTTTTTGAATTATTTTATTAACAGTTTCTGCATCATATAAAACTGAATATTTAACATTTTTTAAATTATTAGTTAAATTAATACATATATTTAAAAAATAATAAAAAATTCTATATAATATGTATATGTATATATAATTCAAATGAAATTTACCTTTGATGTTTAATTGACCATTATAAGCTATATTTTTAATACTATATATGTTATAGTTCCAAATTAATAAAAATTGATTATTATTTCTTGTTGTAGCACCGAGGTCTTCTTTATCTAAAAAATACAAGTAATTTATTATACTATCATTATTACGCACTGAAGGACTACTCCTACCGCTCGTACTGCTCGGACTATTCCTACCGCTCGGACTGTTCGGAATGCTCGGACTATTCCTACCGCTCGGACTGCTCGGACCCCTCCTATCGCTGGCACGATCAGTGGCATTATATTCGACAATTGTTGCAATAGAATTATTTTCATTTAATGTTATTAAGAGTTTTTCTTTATCTACATCTTTATTTTTATTATATGTAATATGTATAGTATTATCTGTATCATATATATATTTTATGATAATATATTTTTTATAAAGGTCTGCTATTTTATCTGTGATTTCTTTTGTATTTTGTTCTGCATTTTGTTCTGCATTGCTTACCTTATTTTTATTTTTCTTTTTACCTTTATTAGCATTTTGTTCGTCCAGTATTTTAAATTCTGTTAATAAAAGTTTTTGTATATTTATATCATCTATTTTTTTAAAATTACTATTTGTATGATCCTTATCATCTTTATATTTTAAAAAAAATTTGCTATAACTATCATTATATGTTTTTCCTTTTTTTTTATCAGAATATGCACTATCAAATAATTTATTTATATATGCATCTTTAATATTATCAAAATCAAAATCAAATGTTTTCTTTTGATTTGTACCGCTCATTAATATATTATAATATTATAATATAATAATATAATAATTATAGATATTATTATCGATATATTTCTTTCAATTTATTAAGAGTATAATGGTATAATCTATTATATTCTTCTTTTTCTTTTTTTTCAATTGCTCTAAGTTCCGCGGTATCTGCGGTACCTGCGGTACCTACGGTACCTAAGGTACCCGCAAGCACTGTGTAATCATCATATGATTGAGATACATTAACATCATTAACATCATCAACATCCGTTATACTAAATATTGTTAAAAAATTTTCTTCTAAATTATCAGTAGATTTTTCATCTATTTTATTATTTCTTATATATATAATATTATATTTATCATTAATATTTGCCATACTACGCAGTGTATATTTTATAATTTTTTTATATATTACTTTAAACACATTATCTCCAATTTTAATAATTACATAATGATTAATGTTAATAATATCTACATTAAGTGTACTTAAAAGTTTTTCTATTGATTCTGAACCTTTATTAAATATGTATATCTTATTATCTTTTATAATTTCCTTATATTTTTCATCATTAGGATTTAAAACTATATTACTCAAATCTATAGTTGTATCAAATTTTTTTGCCTCTTTGCTAACTTTGCCATCAACGTCTTTAATATCATATACAAGCAATTCCACATCTATATTTACGCCCATTGCGCCCCCGCGTATTTTTTGCAGTGTATAGACACCCTTGTATTTTTTAATAGGATAATATTTATTTTTATCTCTAATATATTTTTTATTATTTTCATCAATATATATATATTTCCTATCACCAGAAACAGTATCTATATGAGAACGCACATACATATTATATAATCTATTATTATATAATATAATAAAATATAATAACAAGCCTGTGACATCATAAATCAATTTAATATTTATAATCCAAGCGGTTTAATCCATATGGGAACACAGATGTTGTCATTTTTGACACTATGCGAAAAGAAGCAATCGCATTTAAAATTACATTGTTTGCCTCGCATCGGTCTGACCTTTGTAATATTCTCTGTCGCCGTAGCCGTAGGCACAGCCACAGGCACAGCCGCCGCCGCTAACAAATTCCCAGCTTCTTTTTTAAAATATGGATTTAATTTGCCGATATATATGGTGTGAATAAATGATATATACACTAATAGCGATATTGTTTTAAGCATATTAAACATTATATGTGTATATATAATATTATATTTATATATAATATATATTAAGTAAAAGGATATGGACGATGACAACACTAAGGAACCAGAGGAACCGAAAGAGCCTAAGACATATTTTATAATGACGAATGAAAAGGGTGATTATGGATGTATGACCTTTACTGATTATGATATGTATAAAAGCAGTCTTGAAACATATACTAAGCTCGGCTGGATAGACTAATAATCTTTACAGCACGAATCAATATTTTTTTTATTCATTATAATAAGAATGACAAGTATATCATATGTGAGAGAGACGCGAATAATGAGAGATAAGGCGAATATATTGAATGAAAAGCAGTGCAAGACATTGCAAAAGGATTATAGAGATTATATCAATGGCAAAATATCTCAAATTAAACACCCTAAGACGCGTGCCCCCATTAAAGAAGCTGCAAAGGTCAAATATTTATATAACAAATGTGCTGAAAAATACGAAATCGGCTCATCAATTACGCAGTCAAGTATGTCTAAATTGACAAAGATGATGAGTAAAAAGCCCAAGACCACAAAGTCAGCATCGCCAGCTTCATCGCGATCGCCATCGTCTCCAAAATCCAAGGATTTTTTGAGTTATGAGAATGATATTAATATTGAAGGCAATGCGGATATAAGAGATATTCTTGATATGCCGATAGAGACCTTTAAAAATAATCGCCTTTTAGTAAAGAAGCTGTTCCAAATTCCTATAAGTGAGAAAAAAGGCTTAGAGATATTGAGAAAGCATCTGAATGACCCTAATAATCACGCGGATTATGTCATTAGTTATCGCGAATATGTAAGAGAGATTACAAAATATCTCCCAATTTACGACCCATTTATGAAGAAGAGGGACTTAAAGCTGTATATATTAGATTACTTCAATCCCAACGCTCAATTTTCAAGAGACAGGATGATATTTTTCATAGAGTATTGTCAAAAAGTATATACTTCGGCGATATTTCAAGATACGCGTAATATGAATTTGGGACATTTTATATACGATGATAATTATAGAGCCGTATCTACGGCTGCCGGATTCTTCGCGCGATTATCACAGAGTAAATATGCCTATTACGCTTTGTATTTTATAAACAAGATACTCCTAAATAACATTAACGGCGACCCCGAATTAATTCGCAATTTTATATTAACCAAGAAATTACTTAAAAATCTAATAGACAAGGATTTTGTCATAGAAGACACCGATGTCTCTCTATCATTCAGTACGAGCAGCAGCAGTTCAAAGAGTGACGATATGACTAAAAAAGATTCAAGTATGAATAATATATATCGTGAATTGGGAAGAAGAGAGTTTGTTAAATATATTATGAATAATGGCGAGAATCCCCGAACAATTAATGATGCCGACCCTTATTTGGGAGTTAAATGGGAAAGGATGTCTATAAATAAACTCAGAATGGTAGTTAAAATACCTATAGAAACGAATGGGCGAGTATTCACATATGCGTTTTATGCGAGAAGCTTATACAAGGACTGGAAAAATGCTATGAGAACGAGAAAACCTTTCATAAACCCTTTTACAAGAACGCCCTTCAGCGCCGAGGACGAGGCGAAAATATTAAATGTATTGGAACAAAAGTACCCGTACATAACGATGCCCGCGCGAGAACCCGTCAATAGATTTGATTTATATTTCCAAGACCCCGAGACCATCCGCGTGAATGGCACATATTTCTGGCAGATAAATATATGGTATAATTACGGGACGAGAGAAACTCCTGAATATATTAAAATAATAGCAGTAAATGTAATATCATTCCTCGATTTATACAATGACGACAGACAGGTAGAGTATTCGCCGGCATTTTTATTTGAAAATATAGAGAAATTGAGAAAAGAAAATAAGATTATTGGGAAAAAGATGCCCTTTAAATTACATCCGGCCTTCGCAAAATACTTCAATACCTATATAACCACCGAAGCACAATACAAAGACTTTTTCACCCTATTAAACCGATAGAGGAGAGCGCAAGAGAGCGCGAGGGAGAGCAAGAGAGAGCAACGGAGGCTCTTGGCGATTTATAGGGCGTCTTTAATTTTATTAGAGAAATCCATATATTTCTCCATAGTATCAAGGGTAGTATTATTATACTCTGTCAATACATTTAGGGGTTTGAGAGGCATATTTTTTCCAAATATCTTATTGTTTCGCACAAGGAAACTGATGTTTTCAAGTAATATCTGCGGAATATGCGCGGCATCTATATCTTGATTAGCGAAACCGTATGGTACTTTAATACGTATTAAAGGTACTAATATATTTGCTTGACCTGGTATTTTAGCTATATATTGAAATACGATTGCAATATACTGATATTCCTGCACGATATGATATGAAATATCGCGCCTTCCTTCGCCATATGTTGGTCTTTGTAATCGCGGATACATAGATAACATAGCATTCATAATAGTTTCTTTATCTTCCTCAGTAAATGGTGCCCTATTATAGGGATTAACAAATGGTATCCTTTGATACTGACCGCTTTTTACACAATTTCTCCAATATTGATAAAGTGTTTTGACATAAAAGGCGTGTCTGTATGTTCTGCCATTTATAACCGACGGGATTGAAATAACTTTTTTAAGCTTGGCGACAGGCATATCTTTCCACTCATCACCAGAGATGTCGGTATCATTCATATTATTTCGTAAAATGTCCGCTATCATCTCTTCTTTTGTTTTTCTATATCTTTCAATATTCGCTTTAGATTGGTAATGACTGTGTCCGCTTGAAGAGCTTCTTGGAGTTCCTGACCAATTAGGGGATTTGCTAACAGATATTGAACCATCCTTATAACTCAACGGTATATTCTCGCCGGTAATAAGTGCATCTAATAAAAATATGTTTTTATTTACGGCATCGCCGGGTTGTTTATTGTTATCCCTAATAAGAACAAGAATGAATTGAACGGCCAAATACTTCTCTATATTATTATCTAATGTTCTAATAATATCTTCGCTATTCCTATTATGTTCAGAATACATAATGATATTAGCAAATAAGGTATGCGGCGATAATTCAGCAGGGAGTTTTCTAAGCTCTGTGGGATTTACATAAAAGACATTTTTCCACATATTGTTTATTTTCTTGCCCGTATTTTTGATAGAATTAATTATATTAGGGCGCATCGTTGAAGCAACTTCGTCCATTCTAAAAGGGTCGTAATTATAACCGTGCATCCATCCATATTGTCGCGTTAAAATATCGGCGGTAACAGTATTATTCATATATATATCTGTCATAATTCTGTTAATTTCTTCTAAAATCTTGTAATAGGCATTAACATATTTATTTTGCTCTGCGGAAGCCGTGCGATTAGCCTCAAGATATTCTTTGAGCTTATGCAAACCCTTATCTAATATTATTGGTTTAGAGAAAAGAGACTCTATCAATTTTCTATTTTGCGCGAGAGTATTTATAGGCATATATAAAATGTCTTGAACCTTTGAATAAGAATCAAGAATAACTTCGTTATCATCTGATTTGGAAGAAGATTTAGATTTTGATTTATTAGATTTAGAAGATGAAGATAACCCTTCAAACTCGTAGTTATGCTTGCATTTATCATATATAAATTTGATTCTTTCAGCATCACCTATGGGCTTATTAGTTTTCGGATTATTTATCTTTGATATCTTGCCGTTTTTATATTCTTTATAATCTTTAATAAAAGACTCGCATTGCTTTTCTGATAAATTATTATTTTTATCCTTTTTAAATGCCAATATTTTAGAAGCCGAAGACATATTCTAATATAATTAGGATATTATATTATTATTGAATTGCCAAAAATGTTCCTTTTTATATGGCATATCTAAAAAATTGACAGCTATAATTAATATTATTTATACAACTATGTCAATCATCGCAGTCGCTCGCTCCGTCCCCGTCGCCTCCGTCGCCTCCGTCGCGTCCTTGTCCTTGTTCCTGGCAATTTTCTTGAATGTCGCCGGTATGAGTGATGCTCGCATTCACCGCACGAGTAGTAGGGGAAGTAGAACACACTGTGATTATGAATGGGTTAGGAAGATTGAACGCGAGAGGGACGAGTTGAAGAATCGCGTGGAATTTGTTCGCGATAGCAATTCGTATATGGAAACTATGATTACTCTCAATAGTTGTAATGCGGGGCATATGTTTAGGTACAGCAAGGATAATGGCTATAAGATTAAATGTATTACTTGTCCCGAGAATCATTACAGGACCAAGACGAATACTACTTGCTATCATTGTCCCGAAGGTTTCTATTCGGCTCCTGGTTCTGCCGAATGTAAGAAGGCGAATGCTAATAGTAGCAATGTTCATACGCTATGCAATGAAGGTACCATCGTAGGCTCTAATAAGTTCGGTTATCACCTGGCGAGCTGTATTAAATGCCAATCCTTGAATGTGAAAAGTTATATGCCTTACAAGAATAATCACGACGCCTGTATGACTTGTCCTGCTGGTAGCGTGGTTAATCTGAGAGGAACTGAATGCACCGTGTGTCCCGCAGGACATTTTGAGAAGGATAATAAATGTATCAAGTGTAGCTCGGGAACTTACGCAGATAAGGAGGGTATGACAGAATGCCGGGCGTGTAATAATAGGAATGCTCTTGCTTACTCTTCAATCGGTGGAACCAATTGCGAAGATAGCATCTTTCACGATTTTGCTAAGAAGTTTAATAATAACATCGTGAATCTGGATATCATATTGAAGCCGATTGTATTCGGGGCTCACAGTAGCGCAGCATACCTTCTGAATAATGAGCGCGAGATTGCAGCCTTTACGCCGATTATTATGAGTGCTGCGGTTATTACAGGCATCTTCTTTAACGCCTAAGCTAATAACAATATTTAACCCATAACCTATAACCTAAAACAAAAAAACACAAAAACACTATATATTTTTTATTTTTACGCCTGTGATGAGGAATAATATGGTATGATATTTTTACTATTTATAAAAAATTGATTGAGGCCGAATGATATATTATTATCTTCCTGAGATGCCTTGGATGCCTATGATGCCTTGGATTGCTTTCGCGATTGCAATTGCGAATATTGGTTGCGCTGATGCGCGCATTCGCAAAATGAACTTTGTTACTAAGTGTGGATGTGCGAGCACAGTATCAAAGGAGAGAGATACAGCCTATAAGAAGTTTAATGATGCCGTCGGTATTTCAGAGAATATCATAACTGTCAATAATTGTCTTCCGGGACACGAATTTAAGTTTGATAACTATGACACTGATACCATCGCAAAATACAAGGTAGAATGTGTCCGTTGTGCCGAGAATTATTATAGGACTGCGAGTAATTCTTCTTGCCTCAAGTGTCCTGTAGGATTCTATTCTCAAGAAGGAGATAGCGAGTGTATCAAAGCGCCTACGAATAGCAGCAAAGTCCATACATTGTGTAATAAAGGACACATCACAGGCAATGATAAGTTCGCCGAATATGAGAACAGTTGCTATAAGTGTAATCCTGATAAAAAAGAGTATATGCCTTATATGAATAATCACGACAAGTGCTTATCGTGTCCCGCGGGAAGTGTAGTAGATGAGAAGGGACGCGAATGTACTGAATGCCCCGCCGGATATTATGAAAAGGAAAATAAATGCGTTGAATGTCAAATTGGTACTTATGCGGATAAGAGCGGGACTGATAAGTGCAAGGTGTGCAGCAATGAGTTTGCACTGGCTTATCATTCAGTTGGTGGATATACTTGCGATAATAGCATATTCTATGATTTGACAGAAGGTATCAAAAATAATCTGATTAATATGGATATGTTATTGAAACCGCTTGCATACAGTGCAAATATCGGAATGGCTATGATAAGCAACAATCGCCGTATGGTAGAACTCGCAATCCCTTGTATGGCTATGGCATATGCTGCATATAGTATGTAAGTATCTCGAATGCGGACGCAGACGCAGACGAAGGGTCAGTATATATATGTGTTTTTATATTTTTATATTTTTATATTTTTATAAGAAGATAATATATAAGTAAATGTTAAAATATCTATTATATAAATGTCTGAAGTGGGATTTATAATATTGAGGCATGTAAGGGATGAATTAACGAATAAGTATTGGATTAAATGTATTGAATGTATAAGAAAGTATTATCCATATAACAAGATTCTTATTATAGATGATAATAGCAATTACGATTTTATATCTAAAATAGAAGATGCTAATACTTTTGTTATTCGCGGAGAATATCCTGGGCGCGGTGAATTATTGCCCTATTATTATTATTTGACGAATAAGCTATTTGATACTGCTGTAATAATTCACGATTCTGTGTTTATTAATAGCTATATTGATTTTAGAGTAGATAAATATAAAATGCTGTGGTCTTTTGAACACGATTGCGACCAAATAGAAGATGAAACATTAATGATAGATGCCATTAACGATAAAGAATTAAAGATATTCTATGAAAATAAGTGGTTGTGGAAAGGTTGTTTCGGGTGTATGTCAGTAATTACTCACGATTACCTGACACATCTAAATAATAAATATGATATAAGCAAATTATTACATTATGTTAAGAAACGATATAATCGCTGTAGTTTTGAGCGTGTAATAGGCTCTATTTTACAAAAAGAGCAATTTAATTATGCTTTGTTTGGAGATATTCATAGATATTGCCCTTGGGGAATACCTTTTGAAGAGATAGAAAACTACGGGCATCTTCCTGCAATAAAATGCTGGACTGGACGCTAATACCCGCGAGATACCGCGAGATACTCTAAGATACCGCGAGATACTCTAAGATAACAACATATTTAACTGATTTTTGTATATTCTATAGCGACGCCATATAATTTCTTTAAGTACATCTTTGAGATTATTGGGATTATTAGGATAATATATATCTAATGTCGTCTCTATATTTTTATAATTGCACTTAATATCTGAGATAGTATTTGAATTGCTGTTTAATAAATCAATATGTTCCGAGTTAGCCATACATTCTATTATTATTCTATTATAGCTATTTGTTTTGCTAGCAATATAAAAATCAGTACAATACCTGATATGTTCTTCTAATAATGATGTATAATTTTTGATAAGATTTATAATATCAGGATATGCCTTATTGTTATTGTATTGCAATAATATAGCAGCAGATATTTCATATGTACCATAAGGAAACTCGTTATATGTATAATAAACAGACATAATATCTATCTAATTATATACAATTCTATTTTTTATACTACACCTATATTCAGCCTTCAGCCTCTCCATAGCCTCTCAATAGCCTCTCAATAGCCTCTCAATAGCCCTTCATAAAACCTCTGTAGGAAACCGCCCCATTATAAAAATACTTAGATTAACATAGCAGTTATAGAGACACTGGAATATTCATATTTTTTCATTTTAAAATTTGAGTACATCTTTCTGTTTTTTCAAAAATTTCAAAAGTTTTTTGGAAATTACAAAATAAATCAAGAGATGTACTCAAATTTTAATTTTCAAATTTTATAAATATTCGGTGTCTTTTTAAGACATCACAAAGGTAATATAAATAGCCAGCGACAGCCTTTTCTATTACCTTTCTGTAAACCCGCGTTGGGGGCGGGCTCCCCCATTATAACCCGCGTTGGGGGCGGGTTCCCCCAGCGGTTTCCCCCAGTGGGCTACCCCATTAGGGCTGTAAAATCTTCTATGTTTAATATTGTTATTCCTAGTTCGCGGGCCTTGATTATTTTTGCCGTGTTTTCATTCTTGTCTTTTACTACTAAATATGAAGTGTTTTTAGATATAGAAGTTGTTACCTTGCCTCCATTATCCACTATTGCTTTTTCATACTCTTTATTGCGAAATCCCGAAAATATAAATGTTTTATCTTTCAGATTATTATTAATTTTAATTTTAATATTTCCAGGACCTGCATTAGCTGCGTTAGCTGCATTAGCTGCGGCAGCCTGAGCCCCTTTATTGCATTTGAATCCTAAGCTATCATAGAACTCATAGTATTTTGGCAGATTTTCTATAAATAGCTCGGCACTTATTTTTGCAATCCCATTAATTTTTGTAAGTTCCTCTACTTTTAATTTGAGAGCTTTATTGCGCCCCGTCTTAGTATTATCTATTATCTCGGGATGTATATCGGTAATGCTCTTAATCTTTTTAGAGCCGAATCCGCGTCCCATAATATTTGAGGCGTCCATTAAAACATTACAGTCAACATCTTTAATTTTCTTCAAAGCCCCTATGATATTCTCAGCACTTTTATCCTTAAATCCCTCAATCCTTAGCAATTCCTCCTTCTTAATATTTATTATTTTATTTATAGTATCATACCCGGCATTGTATATTTTCTCTATATTTCCCGGACCCATATAATCTATCTCAATCGTTTTCATAAAATATATGATGTTCTTGATATCATACTGGCTATTCTTATTACCATCATCTATCATAATGATATCGACTCTCGTATCATTCCACTTATAATTAACTCCTTCAGTTCCAGGCATACTCGGTTTTTCGTTAGCAGACTTAGATAACACAGAATTTATGTGAGGTATTACATTGCCTGAGCGAATAATAATAATTCGCGACCCAGGGCCTATGACATTTTTCTCAATAAACCCCGCGTTAAATCCAGTCGCCTGCTTAATCTTAACATCATCCAGTAATATTTCATCAAACTTAACAATCGGCTTCATATATTTGTCCTTTGACACATTCCATTCAACCTCTTTAACAATAACTTCAACCTGCTCGAGTGTATGAATAGATTTAAAAGCAAAAGAGTGTGTCGGGTTCTTGTCTTTTTCAATATCATAATGCTTGCCAATATCGGCGATTACTATACCATCTATAATATAGTCATTATTCCGGGATTTTTGTAGATTTTCCGATAAAATATCCAGGTTAATATCATTGACGATAATGTGATTTACTATAGAGAACTTCATTCTTTTTATGACTTCCAGGCCATTCTTAATCTTTGGGTCGATGGGGGATATAAGAGTATAGCATACGAAATCAATAGCATTCAATATTTTTTTATTGAGCGTTTTTGAATTAATTGCACCCGATACAGTATTTCTCGGATTCGCCCCATTATCTCCTTCGGCCTTGAGTTTTTCCCAATTATCTTTTGAAATAATGAGCTCGCCTCTAATCGCCAGATAATCGCCTGTTATATTACTAATATCAGGGAATCCGTTAATATATGTAAGCAAATGGCTGATATCCTGGCCATATGTTCCATTTCCACGAGTATATAGTTTGATATCAAACTTATTTTTATTACCGGCGCCTGCTGCCGCGCCTGCCGCGCCTGTCTTTCTATTATATACTATGAGACAGCTTACGCCATCCAGCTTATCGCTGATAATATAAGGGCCTTTGTATTGCTTCTTGTATTTTGTTATTTCTTCCTCGCTATCCTTGATTTTATTTTGAGAACCCATATAATATGGGAGAAGAACCTTGTTATCAACATCGGCACCTACATGCTTTAAATAAGGGTCTTTGGGATATTTTTTGCGAATATAGTCTTTTATGATATCATATATGTCATCTTTTAACAAAGATTTGGTGCCGTTGAAAAAAGCTTCATCAGCTGCTATAAGTAGAGCAATAATATCCTTCTTCTTATTCTTCTTTATAAAACCTTGAGGGTCTGAATTAATAGCTTCAAAATCAAAATTCATAATATATATTACTTACTTATAATAATATAATATTATAGTCATTTTTTTTAGATAAAAAATATAAAAATACATAATATATAGTTATTTATCCCCTCAGTTCTTAGATAATATTAGAATTAGGGGTGGAATTGATTGGGCTTCGCGATATACTTAATCCATTCGCTCGGATTGCAATTGGGAGATGATTTCAGGTTCAGCCAAAAGTCATTATCCCGAGCCATTTTATACCTTTTTTGATTATCTGGAGTATTTGTGTAGATATTCTCAAAATCTTTGTAACGAATCCTAAGCAGAATAATCTTGAGATTAGCGATAACTTCTTCACTACTAAGATTTTCAATAAGATGATAATTGTTCTTAAAGATATCAATGAGCTCTCTTTTATTGATCCTTGGTTCTTGCGCTACACCGCACGGATTATTAACATCATTCCGAATGAGCTTTCTTTTATCAGAAACGAGTTCATTATCATCGACTATGCCTTCAACAATTTGATTAACCAGAATTTTGGGAATGTCCGAATCCTTCAACTGCAGATTATTGTTGATTTTCTTGAACAGTTCCAGAGTCATTTTCTTGTTCTCTCCATAGCAGTTGTCAATCGAATACATAATACAGATAATCTCCATTGTATCTTGTATTTTTCCCTCTTCCAAAAGTTGGCGAATAACCTCTCTCCTATGCTGTCCGTCAATCACAAAGAGTTTGTGAGCGCCTGTCGCCTCTTTATCATAGACAACGCTAATAATCCACGCCGGTGAAATATCAGAGTCATTGTCATTGTCCATAATATTGAAGTAATCATTGCTATTGTTAGAAAGATACTGCTCTTTAAGCTCCTTAACTTTATCCTTATCAATTTCGCGGTTATAAATCCAATTTCCGGCATACTGAATTAACTCCCTGGCAGTAATTTTGATAAGTGCCTTGTTCCTACCAATATTATAGACTGTCTTACTCTTGATGTTAATGTTGAGAGCTCTTGTGCCGTTGTCGGGGCTCTCATCGTCAGAGTCAATATACTTGTGTGCGTTTTGATGATTCATTGCTGTCTGCTTGCTATCTGGCTTGCGGTCTGCTTGCGGTCTGCTTGCTGTCTGCTTGCGGTCTGCTTGCTGTCTGCTTGCGGTCTGCTTGCGGTCTGCTGGGCGACGCAAGGCTAGACGGAAGGCTGGACTGCTTAGCTGTTAGGCTATGCTGTAATTATAAGGAGTATATAATGGTGTCAATTTTTATATTTATTGTGTTTTTTTAGAACTTTTTTATTCGCACGGAGCAATCGTGTAATATAGATAGTACGCCATTTGATGAAATAGGTACTCCATAAACTTCCTTTATTAACCATTTATTAGCTATATAAAAAATAATATATTTATTTATATCAATTTTGTTTTTTCTTTCCGGCTCCACCGGCTCCACCCTGAGCTCCGCCAGCTCCGCCAGTTCCTTTGCCTCTGCTTCGGCTGCCTTTATAGTATTTGCGTTTGGGAGTCGCACAACTTTTATTGTGTATTTTTGTTAATAAATCTCGGAGGGATATAGAAAGTTCGTAGCCATTATATTCATCTGAATCTCTAACAGGCAAAAGTCCTATTTTACGCCAGAAGGAAGACCCTCTGCTATTTCCACTGGCATCAGAATCAATATATAACATCATATTCTGGTCGAATTGCACATAAGGCCGTGATGCCCTATTATTATCCGTCAGTATATACATTTCTTGGCTACTATTCCAGCTGTAATATACAAAATCGTGGAAGTTCTTCAATAAAATATTAGAGTATCCTCTGCCCTGATATCTTTCATCAACATCTACATATAGCTGAGGAGGATAACCGCCTGAAGACATTCTCCCGGTTTTTCCAAGAATTAGAGAAAACTCTCCAACTATTTCATCGTAATTTTTGATAATAGAAGATACCTTCCTTTCTCTGCTATCATAATACCAATCGTATGTAATGTATTCTGCCATATATATCTTATATAATATCTCTATATACTTATTGCATATATATATTACATATATTACATTAGATGTTTGCGAAATGTCAGAGAGTATCTTGCTTCTTTTATTTTCTTTTCAACAGGGATTCCGTGAGAGAACTCTGCTTGAAAATTGCCTCCCATTTGAATAAGGCTATATGGGGTCGTTGGGATATCAATAACATTAGCTTTTGTTTTTTTATCGCGAATCCGAAACTTGCGAACAGCTCCATAAGATATTGCTATAACTCCTGAATCTCCGAGAGTATTCTCGCTATCACTGTGATCTGAAATATAATTGTTGCCATCATTATACCTATTTACTAAAATGCCGTTATATTCACTGTTATATTGGATATTGACAATAGCAAGCAAATCGCGCATATTTTCTTTAAGAGGCTTAGAGCTTGTGAGTTTTCCTGAATAATAATAGCCAGCAGATTCGTTAGAGAAAAATCCTACATCGCGCTGTTGGCTAACAGTTTTACCCATAAATTGAATAGATGGCTTGACATCAAGACATTCTCTGACATCTTCAATGCATCTGTCAATTAAATCCTTGTGCTCTTCGTATGATGAAATATTCAAAAAAGATTTCTCAGTTTTTATAAGACAGACAGCCATCACTTAATTACATTCTAATACAATACAACCTCATCAATTTTTACGACCTATGGGGGCGGTCTCCCCCACATAAAACCGCGTTGGGGGCGGGTTCCCCCATAGGCATTTACGGCATCTACATACTTTATCACATTCTTTGTTAATTGATAGAGGAAGGGCGTTCATACAGCACAAAAGAAGTGTTATGACGCTGATGATACTTGCGATTACACCTAATATATTAAAGATATGGATAAATATAATCGTTGTGTATAGCTGGGTAGTTAGTAATCTTTTTACTTCTTATTTTTATATACAGCAAAAAAATAAAAATTGATATAAATTAATTGAGAATAATAATAACTATAACAGCCTATTATGTTATTTAGAAATAGCAATATTGAGAACATTCCGGTAATCCGGAACCTCTGTAATAATATTATGGATGATTTCAAAAAAACTACTCCACACGACGAGTGTAATACTCTGCGCTTTTTCGTATATGATTATATTGATAGAATGAGCAATATAGAAAAAGATAATATTATGAAATCCTTTAATATTATTGAGCTGGATTATTATAATCGCAATATCCTTGACAAAATAAATAATAAATATGACGGCGAACCGCTTGTAGTAATCTGCTACGACATCCTAGACATTTAGGATATATAAGGAATATCTTTCGGGGACAGGCGAGCGAGCACTCCGAGAGGGGGACATATTACATAATGGTGCATTTTCGGGAAGTTGCGCTGGCATTCATATCATCTTTTTCTATTTTTTCTGTTATTATAGTGATTTCATCAAATACTTCTTTAATATCTGGTCTCATTTCAGGGCAAGTATCCCACATCCGCGTGATTAATCTTTTCAAATCAATATTATCAGGAATATCGCCAATATTAGGACGAAACCCCTCTTTAATTAGGTGGATAATATGCGGATTTTTGTCTATCTCATTAAAAGGCCTCTTGCCTGTTGCAATAAACCAGTAATTTAGGGCGAGAGAATAGATATCAATCATCAGATTGTAATCCTTGCCATTATTAAATAATATTTCCGGTGCCATATATCTTAGCGTACCCGTACAGCCACTCATTTTATATATATCGTGTTTCCTTTTAATCGTTCGCGACAATCCAAAATCCGTGAGTTTGATATGCAAATCGTCGTCCAATAAAATATTAGAGGGTTTAATATCGCGGTGCATTATCGGATAATAGCAGTTGTGGAGAAAATAGATAGCCTGTGTAAGCTCCATAATCCATCTGTACATATATTTGGGTGTCGGCTTCCATATCTTAGAATATTTATGAGACATTCTGCTATAATAGCTATCTAAGGAACCGTTCGGCATATATTCATATAATAGCATCAGAGGCTCGTTCAATGTACAGGCTCCCAAAAATAGCACAAGGCGCGGATGTCTTAAATGCGATATGACAGATATCTCATTTATCAAATCCTCATATTCTATATCATTATCATTATGTCTCAAATATTTAACAACGCATTCGCTACCACGCCACTTAACCTTATTAATAATTCCATTAGAACCTTCAGCTATCTTCTCGCATATTTTAATTTCCTCTCTTCGCAATTCCCACCATTCAGCACGACCCCTGAGATTAAAGGGGACCATTTCAAGATAAAGAGATGATGCTACAGAAATCATAGAATGACCTGAATGCGAGGATTGCGAAATATCCGAATCAACCTTATCATCTGCCATATTCGCCATACTCGCCATACTCGCCAAGCTCTTCATACTGGTCATACTTGTCATACTCGTTATTATATTATAATTACTATTATAAATATATCATTTTTTCTATCTTGTATATCTTGTATATCTTGTATATCTTATAAATAATCTGCTGAACGGCTTAAATCGGCTTTTGGAACTTCTACGACATTATAGGGGTCTTTGTTAAACATAGGGGATTTAAAAGTAATCTGTTGCGGAATATTGTAAATATCGCGCAATCTATCGCCTACTATGATATCATCTGTTATAGGAACCTTGACATCATTATTATTATCTGTAGGTTTCATATAAAACTCGGAAATATGTCTGTCCTTTTGTCTAGCAAAGAGCTTCCAATTATTATTGCCAGTATCCTTATCATCTGAATTATTTGTAACATATCCTACGAGGCGATAAGTATCACCCACATCATTTGTCCTAATATACATATTTCTGTTCGCAATATTATTAGCAAGTTCAGAGTGTGTTTTGTTATCTGAGCGATTTAAAGGAGGATACAAGGGGTCATTTAAAACCTTTCTATCCCGAATTACCGTTTCATCTCTCTCAGTCTGCTTATTATGCTTTGCTTTATCCAATAGAATATTATAATCATCAATTGATAAACATACCTTATTATTTGCTTCAGGGACAGGTGTGGGTGGGGGAGCGGACTTAGAATCTGAAGATGAGAAAATAATATAGATGATGAGTGATATGATGATTAGGAGGAATACTATTATAACTGCTGTAATTTCATAAAACATTTTTGTCCCTTTGTTTTACTTATATAAATAGATAAATATATATGAAAACAGAAATCCGAAATAGGAAATCCGAAATTAAAAAATCATATAAAAAGAAGACGCTATATATAGATAGCTAAGGGCGACAAACAAACACTACACAACAACACGATGGCGAGACGATACAGCAAGAAATCACACTTTGATGAATTGAGAAAAAACGAGCAGACATCTCGGGCGGGATTCGGATGGGAAGAAGGAGAGGAGGAGAGGCTTCTTGCTATGCGAACGGAAAAATCTTCATATGAAGATATTGCGGCAGAACTTAAAAGGACTTCGCGAAGCATTCAGACGCGCATTTATCAATATATCTGCCGTCTTGTAGAGCACGAGAACGCCGACGAAGCCGAGCTAATTGCCAAATACGATGTTAATCCCGATGACCTAAAAGATTTCAAAGTTAAACGTGATGAATACTTTACTAAAGTAAGTGCTCGAAAACGCCCAAATCGTTATAACAAGGACGAATCAAAGCCCTATATTCAACCCGAATCTCGCAATATCAACAATGATATTCGTAATGAACTAAATGTTCTTCGCCAGGAAGTTCGCGACCTTCGCAAGGAAGTCCGCGATATCCGCGACCGCATCTAAATGATTCTAATGAATATTCAACAAGTTCATTAGAATAGAGATTGCGCTGATGAGGGAATCTATTTTGCCTAAATCATAATTAATAAATCCGCTATCGGTATTTTTTGAATTATCATTATTTTTATCCAATTCTATAGTTATAGTATCGTTCTTCGTAGATATCTGAATATATTTAACAGTTGAGACATCAATCTTAATATTTGCCAGACTAATACTCTTGGCAATATACTGGTCGTTATTGATTATCGTATTATTCTTGATGTTAAAATAGATATCATCGGCAATTCCCTTGATATCTCTTGAGTCCCCGCCGGCTCCCGCAACTTCCTTTGTCTGTTCGGTCATATTATTAAATATTTTGTTATAGTTGATAGTTCTCTTAAACTTTCTGAGCGTAACTAAATAATTGCCATATAAATATTTTTCGTTTTCATTAGCAAACTTGCGATGATAAGTATTTCCTTTTTTAACAATATTCTTTTTACGAGTATTAGAGGAAATCGGAGAGCCTTGCGTGCCTTGCGAGCCCTGCGAACTCATAGATACGAAGGAATTGATATAACAATCGGCGACAGCGACGATGGCCGATAGTAAAACCAGCAATACTGAGATATATCTAATTGTTATAGCTCTATTCATTGTTTGGGTTATTATATAAAGAAATAAATATACTAATCAATTTTTATTACAAAAATATATATAAAAATTGATAAACCTTATATATTAGTTGTCATTAATACCAAATATTACTTATGGACGATGAAATGTGGGAATTATTTAGGGAAATAAAAAACGAAGAGGACAAGCAGAATAAAATAAGTAATGGTATTGATGACAATCAAGCCGGGGAGGATATAATTAAATGCGAATGCGGTTCTATGGATTATCTTATAGAAGATAATATGCATATTTGTAAAAAGTGTAGCTCAATCATCTCTAAGGTTATTGAGAATACTGCGGAATGGAGATATTACGGAAATGAAGACAATCGCGACGGCGACCCATCGCGTTGTGGAATGCCTACGAATAATCTGCTTCCAAAATCTTCAATAGGCTCTATGATAGGTAGCGGATACAAGGATAATATAGATATGCGTATAATTCGCAAGTTCCAAATGTGGAATAGTATGCCCTATGATGAAAGGACATTATGGAATGTCTTTGATAAAATGACGGCGAATACTATTAATAACGGAATACCCCAGAAAGTCATAGATGACGCCAAGAACCTCTATAAGCAAGCGTCCGAAAAGAAAATATCCCGTGGCGACAATAAAGAAGGCCTGATAGCATCTTGTATATATCACGCCTGTTTAATCAACAAAATCCCTAAAAGTTCCAAAGATATTGCTGCGATGTTTAACATATCTCACGTCACATTAAATAAAGGCAATACGCGATTTCAAACACTATTACAGCTCAATGTATCTTCGCCGAATCCTATTGATTTCATATCGCAATACGGAAATAATCTAAATATGTCTATAAATGATATTAACAAATGCAAGGAGCTCGTAAAACTGATAGAAGAAAATGAGATAATGAATGACAACTCGCCTACTTCATCGGCAGCGGGCATCTTGTATTACTATTCGACCGTCAAAGGCCTCGGATACTCTAAAAAGAACTTCGCGAAGGCCTGTAATGTATCAGAAGTAACAATAATAAAATGCTATAAACTAATAAACATATATAACACCTTCATAACAACCCACAAAAGCAACATATTCGCCTAATCCCCTTCCCTCATCTCCTCTCGGGCTATAATATTTATTATAGCAATTTAATAGAATAGATATGAATTACTATACATATTTAGCATTCGTTATAGCTTTTTTGTGGGGTATTTCACCTGTATTATTTAAATACATTCTTTCAAAAAATATACCATCATATATTATAATTTTAACACAGGCTTCTGTATATTTCTTATCAAGCATAATATATATTATTATATATGAAAGTGATGATATATATGGCGATATACAAAAAAATAGCAAATATATACCATTCCTGATAGTAATATCATTCTTTTCTGTATATGTCGCAAATGTATTGTATATTTTTGCTTTGGATAACAAAGCTAATGTAAATATAATGTCGCTAATAGTATCGTTGGCGCCTGTTATAACATTGATAGCATCCTTCTTGATATTTCAAGAGATTTTACCCATCAAGGTATTAATAGGCTTCTTCATAATATTTATAGGCCTATTATTTATCTTTTTGCCTTTCTAATCTACACGACGCTAAGCCCTTTTTTTTCTTAATCTCTCAGAATATCTCAGAATCTCTCAGAATCTCTCAGAATCTCTTAGATATATTCGTAAATATTAGATGATATATAATCCTTTTATATTGTAAATGCTATGACAAAAGATGATTTATTTACATCTATATGTAATGGAGATATACAGAACAGCATATTATTGAGTACTCAAATGATAATTATAGACGAATCATTTGATGTGTTGGAATTGATTTATATAGATGTGTGTTCCTACATAGGAACATTTGCATATATTACAGATATCGGGAAACTCGCGGATATCTATGAAGATATAGCGAATATGATAGATACTGATAAGATAATTATTAAAAACATCTATATCATTATAACGAAGCTATGTATTTTGTGCGATATTTACAATAAACATCCTGTGGCTAAATGCGGTAATATGTCAATAGCTCTGCTAAAAAACAAAATAGCTCATATATTAAATGCGAATGATATGAAATTGTCGCAGAATGGTATAATGCGTTTTGATGGCATTCTGCCTCCTAATAATCACGAGAATTATAGTACGGCTCTTGGGATTATCGCGATTATCATAAAAACTATTAAAACGACCGACGATTTATCCTGTGATGATATAGACAAACTTGTAGGAATCTCTAATAATCTGCGATTAGTCATAGATTATATATTGCGTAAAAAAATAAAGATAGAAACGAAGTTTTATAGCACCGACGACGATATATCTTGGTTTATCTGGGGAGTATATAGTATCCTTTACAAGGAAAAGGTATTTGAGAATGCTTTTAAATTATACAATCACGAATATAAGAAGAAGTATAAAATTAAAAGACAGGGGCTATTATATTCTCTCGGATTACTATGTATCTATATACATAAACAAGATATATCAAAAGGATGGACGAATAAGGAGCGGAATGTCATAGATAAAATAGACGAGATTTCAATTAAATTATATAACGAGATACGCCGAGATATAATCAGCAAAAACCCTGAACTTTCTGAGAAAACCAATAAACATACGCGTGAGGAAAAAATAAAAGAGAACGACGGCTTGAACTTTCTATTAAATTATGTCCCCGAGATAGATAGCAATAACGCCGATAAACAGGAAGCCCGAGAAAACAAAACGAATTACGCCGAAATACCTCGCGTCATAGAAACATAGCCTCGTAGCCATTTACGCTCTCCCTACAAGACAAGTCTTAGACAAGTCTTAAAGAATTGTATTTTTTAATTATATCTTGCTTTGATATGCTGAGAGGGCCTATATTATTTTCTTTATTAAACCTGATGCCGTTTAATTTGTTCGGCAATTTGCTAATGTCCCCTACGACTGAATTTATTTTAATGAACCAGTGCGTATTAGTGTTATCTCTTTCTTCGCGCAATTTAACGAATCCTATCTTGGAACCGACGCGTCTTATAGAGATATCAGAGTTCTCTTTTTTATCAAAGGAATACCAGGAAGCCGGGGTAATTTTTACAGCAACCCTTCGCACCCTATTCTTCCTTATCCATATTTGAAAAACCGTTTTTATATTTTTAGGGATACCAAAGTGTGTGAAAGAATTTGGAGCAAGGACTGTTTGATATACGAGGTGATAATTGGGAGGGAATGATTTTTGCAAGCTTGCTTTCTTGAAACTTATAGGTAATATAAAGGATACGCTCTTTGCCATTAGAATATTTGTGGCGTGCTTGATGAACGCTATTGCCTTTGAAGATTTATTGCCAAAAGGCGGATTGCCTATGATATGACATCCGAAGCCGGCCACATTACAATCTTCAAAGCGCAGCTCTAAGAAATCCTTTTTAATTATCTCTTCATTTTCAGGTTTAATATCATAAAATATGTAATTATTTGACAGCTTTTTAATAATATTTATGAATGCTCCATTACCAGCACTCGGCTCTATTATTAGCTCCTTTTTATCAATATCAAGATGTTTTTTGATAGCATCATAACATACACCTACAATATCTTTGTTTGTATAAAACTTATCAAGATTTAGATGCTTATCAGTCATCCTTTATATATCTATTATCTATTGATTCTATCTAAAAAAATATAAAAACATAAAATATAAAAATATATATACCTATACATACCCATATATACACCATACAAACTAAATCTACCCTATTTAATCGGCATTTACGAGCCCAGTCTCGAGCCCAGCCTCGAGCCGTGCCTTGTATTCAGGAGTTTCTGTGTAAGACCTCCATTCATCGGCCATCTTGGAGACTTTTTCAATACTTGAAAGCTCCGGGAACTCTTGGTGAATCCTAACATTTTCACGCATCCAAAATTCTGCATACATCTTGTGCTCTTGGTTAATCCTTTCCTTGTTAATCAAAAGATAGCTGACATAATCTGCGGACATTTAAAACTTAGAAAAGGCTTTTGAAACTTTGTAGCTGTGGTTTAGCGACCGGTTTGGCTTTTGACTGTGATAGTAATATTATTTGTATGTTATGGTGTCAATTTTTATCTAAAATTTTTTAAATTCGAACATTTTTATCACAAGGGATAATAAAAACATAAAATATATAAAGTTATTTTGATATTAAGATAATAAGGATATTACAAAGAGATACAAGCATCTATGTATCTCTCATCAATTAATACTTATGAAAAGGCATATATTTTGGGGTTAATTGTATTTAATATCAAAGAGGATTGTTCTGATAAGATTATTGTAGAAATCAATTTCAAGAAGGAAAAAATAAATAATCGCGAATATTATAAAAACATTGATAAAATTATTGAGAATTTCAAAAAGGTTGGTAATGTAAAGTTCAATTGTGATACCAATACAATTGAGCTCACTATCTCAACTCCCTATATCATCAAAGATATCTTTGTTAAACACTTGGATCTATATCTTGTTAATACAAAACACTATGATTTATCTTTGTTTATGAATACAATCTATAATGCTGACAAAAACCTATTGAATAACTTTTTAAAAGCATATATTGAAAAGAATGGCGAGATTGTCAATAATTGTCTCTATATCAAGCTATACAATTACAATACACTCAAGCGGATTACTGAAATCTATAAAATCCCTCACAAAGTCCTAAAAGAAGACGGTAGCGGTAGCAGTAGCGGTGGCGAAGCAAACAAAGGCGAATTGTATGTATTGGAGTATAAAAACTCAAATATGATAGATTTTATGGGACAAATATATGTTAATGGGACTGATATGGACGAGCTACATATTAATGACGACCTATACAATTTTTTGGGAAATCCCGAAGGCTTCCAAAATCCCTTGCTAAAAATCTATAAGGCCGATGCAGATGCTGTGGTTCCTTCAAAGAATAATTATTCGGATGCCGGATTGGATTTGACAATTATCAAAGAATATAAGAGGATGAATAGCGATACGGTTCTATATGATACGGGCATTAAATTGGAGATACCTAATGGATATTATGTGGAAATTGTTCCCAGGAGTTCAATAAGTCGTTCTGGGTATATGCTTGCGAATAGCGTAGGTATCATAGACCAGGGATACACAGGCAATTTATATGTTGCTTTGCGAAAAATAAATAAGGATTGCGAGGATTTGGTTATGCCTTATAAATGTTGCCAAATTATTATGAAAAAACAAATATATCCCAAAATTGTTATAGAAGATTTAGTAAGTACCGGAGCAGACTCTCGTAGCGATTCCGCCACATCACGAGGCTCAGGTGGTTTTGGAAGTACGGACGCGCCAGCTACGCCGGACGCGACAGCCGCCGCCGAAACTAAAGTGAGAATTAAAGAGTAAATTGCAAGAAAGACGGACGGACTGTCGGACGGACTGTCGAGCTGTATTAGAATATTCTGAGAGAATTGTCAATATTCCGTGTATAGATTAAGGTAGATAATAGGTAGATGGTAATAATAAGCAATATAGAATGGTAGAATAATATATAATAGTTCTCATAGATTCCATTGATATCATAGAAATCAATGTATTTGAACCAGAGGTTTCTGATATGCTGATTATTAAAGTAGTTGATAACAGCGCGAATGCAATTTTGTAATTCATCGGTAATTAATGACATTATCTAAGGGACTAATATGCTCTACGGTGGTACTGTCATTATATTTAACCGTAAATCAATTTTTTATATTCTTGCTAATGACAGCGACTAATAATTTTATTGTGTATTTCTTCGTATAGCTCCAGCGTATAATTGGCGAAGAAAACATTTTTAGAGTAGGCTTCATTGCATATGAATATGTTGCTATAGAGGTTTTTAATTTTTTCCCTAACAATTATGTTGTTGATTCCTACATTCCATAGATATAGCGAGGTTTTTTTGATAGGATATACGATATTCAAATTGTTAATCAAGTGATTCTGTATATTATGTTCATTGATTATGCTGTTATCATTATAGATATTATTACAATCTATATTATATTTACTGACACTATTTAATATTCGCCGGTTATCCTTGCTAATAAACTTGAATCTCAGCAAATTGTCTTTTGACAAGTTTAAAATGAGCGCCTTCGCTACGGGAATCGTGCAATATTTAGCAAACACTGTTATATTATTGTCGGGTTCAATAGTTATATCGCGTACATCTGTATTAAACTTGATAATCACATTTTTACTGTATAAATATTCTAGCATCTTGTTTATGATTACATTGCAATCCTCATCTACTATGAAAAACTCGTTATTGCTATTAATCTCATTGTTAAACATATATATTCCATATAAAGCCGATATATTACAATAGATGTTGTCATATTTATTAATATTTTTTTTGAGATAGCTGTAATCACTCTGTGATAGCAGGGTATAACAGAGCTTGTCGAATGTCTGCATATACAAAAATTTAGAAGGAATATGCTTGGCTTTTTGCAAGACGCTATTGATAATAAATAAGAGCTTTTCATTAAAACATAGATTATAGCTACTGTATTTAATAGACAGACGGTTTAGCAATTGTATATAATGCGTGTGCTGTTTATTGAATATCTTGTAATTTATGATTTCCTCGCAACAAGAGCTATTCCTTTCAATTATAATAACATCCAGGCCATTATCAACGCATTTCATAGCAGAATATAATCCCGAGAAATTGCAGCCGAGGATTATTATATTATTCATTTTTGTATAGTAATTGTTAATAATTATAATATTTTATATTTTATATATATAATAAAACTCCCTAAGTTCGCGTATCATATAATATAATAAAAAAATATATATAAAATAACGGTGTATAAATATTTATAAATGCTATGGGAGCTAAATCTTCAAGACAATACACATATCAACAATATTATGAGGCGATGAAGAAGAGCGGGCAAGCTGCTAATATAGATTTAAAAAATATTAATATGGAAACAATAGACCCTTACGAAGTTTTCAATATATCCAAAAACTTCACTTGGAATGAGCTGAAAGAAACATATAGAAAGCTGGCAATAAGCACGCATCCTGATAAGCCAGGAGGCAACAAAGATATCTTTAATATAATTACATACTGTTTTGAAAAATTGGCGCTGGAATACAAAAAGCGCGAAAGCGACTTATCACATATGGAGTTAAAAAAGCAGTCGAGCGATTTCTTTGACAAAATAGTTAACAACAAGATGCCTCATCCAAGCATTGTCAATATGAACGGACGCGAAGGCGATAATGCAGAGCTATTTTCGCAAAAGTTCAATAGAAACTTTGAGAAATGCAAGGTATATGACGATGAAATGGAATTCGGCTACGGGAAAAATATGGATGAATCATCAAAAGTCCGCGAGGATATTAAAATAGATAAGGTTATTAAAAAAAATAAGATAGATAATAAAAGCTTCAATGATATCTTTAATAGCAAAGTGCCTATTAATAAACAATTAGTTAAATATCAGGAACCCGAGCCTCTATTGCTGGCAAAAAGTCTCCAATTTACTGAGTTGGGAAACAAAAGGCCCGACGATTATAGTAGTAGTAGCGTAAAAAAAACGAATTCTCTATCATATTCAGATTATATGAAGGCTCACGAAGGGACGCGATTAATAGACACATCTATTATAAAAGATATGAAGGAGTTTAAGAGTGTTGAGGAATACGAAGTATATCGCGATACTAAGGCAAAAGTTGAGCTCAGTGCCAAAGAGCTTAAACAACAGGAACTCAAAAAACTGCGTGAAGAAAAGGAAGAGCAGATGCGATTAGAAAGATTAAATAAATACGACAGAAACATAGAACTATCCTATGAAAAGGCAAATCGCCTCTTTATTCGATAGATAAACTCTTGAGATATCTAAGAAAGTAAAAATAAAATAAAAATAAAAAATGATATAATAAATATGACTGACATCATATCATATAATGACAGAGGAGGTTCGCGATGCGGGACTTGATAAGTTCTATACAATTCCGGAAATATCCGAGAAATGTTTAGAAAGGATTGGTTCAATTTATAAGTGGTCGGAATGGGGACTTGTAATAGAACCGAGTGCAGGAAATGGCAGTTTCCTTACAAGAATCCCGACGGCTAAGAAGATTGGAATTGATATTTCACCAGAACACGACGATATTATCAAACAAGACTTTCTCACATACAATCCCGCAAGCTACGCAACAGGCGACTCAGGCGACTCAATAAAGATTCTTGTTGTCGGTAATCCTCCATTTGGCAGAGTAAGTTCTCTTGCTATCAAGTTCTTCAATCACGCTTCAAAATGGGCTGATGTAATTGCTTTCATTATTCCTCGAACATTTCGCCGTGTAAGCGTTCAAAATAAACTAAATACGAGCTTTCACCTAATATTTGACGAAGAAATTCCGATGAAACCGTGCTCTTTTAGTCCTCCTATGATGGCTAAATGCTGTTTCCAAATCTGGGAGAAAAGAGATACCGAGCGTCCTATTATAGAACTTTCTACAAAACACGATGACTGGGACTTTTTGGGGTTCGGTCCTAAAGATGCAAAAGGACAACCGACGCCACCTGAAGGAGCAGACTTTGCAATGCGTGCTTATGGTGGAAAATGCGGTGAAATTGTTGATACAGAACTTGAAATACTAAGGCCTAAAAGTTGGCATTGGATTAAATCAAAAATAAATAAAAATACTCTTATTGAACGATTTAACTCTCTTGATTATACTCTGAGTCTTGATACTGCACGACAGAACTCTATTGGAAGAGGAGAACTTGTTAGGGCATATAGCGAAATGTACGAGTGAGCTAAAGCTCGGATTCGGGAACTCTAAACTCTAATAAAGCATTCCAGCATTCGTCATTGATAGTTGGACGAATAGCATACTCTTTTATGGATAATTCATCATTTATAGAATCTTCAGAAATAATACCGTGTTCATTTATAGTTCCGTGCGCATAACCGCCATAAGAAACTACCAACTTTTTAATATCTGATTTTGGGACTTTGAAAATATACAGCTCACCCTCTGTTTCTACATTTTCAGGAGATAGATGATATGCTGTAAGTATATAAGTATCACAGTCGTGTGAAGGTCTAATTTGTACGAAATTGAATTTTTTATGAGTTGCCCCGCCGAGCGATACTTTAACTTCAGAGTTTTTTCCTTCTTTCGAACAGTCTCCAGTACAATCCTTTGCATTATTTTTGCTATAGTTAAACTTCATCCTAATGAACTTTTCAAGTAAAGGCCCGTATTGCTGTGCTGATACACCACAAATTACACAATATATATTTGCTTCTTTTAGAGTAGCAAAGTTCATAATCTGGTCTTCGTGTCTAACCTTTGAAATATCCAAATGCTCTTCCAGCCTCTTTACACGCTCTGATTTATCCATTTGTGATAATATAGGCATATCTATTTTAACTTGCGGTTTTACATTTATATCAGTTTCATCTCCTGAAATTACAGCAGTGCCTAATACAATACCTGATTTAGAACAAGTAAGTTTGTTATGTCCTATTTGCTTACATAAAGAGCATTTCTTCATATTTAACACTTCCTTATTTTTGTTAGTTTTAAGCACTTTGCTTTGGATTGCTAATTCGCTATGTAAAATATTAGCTGGTCTAATATATAGACTATTATATAGTAGTGGTATCATTTTTTATCAGCTTTTAATTTTATTAGAATAATATATAATATTCCTACACTACCGAGAGGCCATTGAGAGGCTACCGAGAGGCCCGCGAGCTATTTATGATAGCATTATGATGTATTAAAAAGAAACTGAATATTTCTAAAAATTGAAAATTAAAATTTGAGTACATCTCTCAATTTATTTTGTAATTTCTAAAAAACTTTTGAAATTTTTGAAAAAACAGAAAGATGTACTCAAATTTAAAAATGAAAAAATAATAATATTCCAGTGTCTCAAGAACTGCTCTATTAATCTAAGTATTTTTTATAATAAATATAAAGAGGATATAAAGAGGATATATAGAGGCCATAGAGCGGATATTGTCAAGGCTATAGAAAAGGCAATTTAGAATATTCCAGTGTCTTAAGGGGTATCAAGGAATGCTCTTGTAATTTTTTAGAATATCCAATATCTTGTCTTTGTTATTTTTAGTGTCCTCCCAGCCATTTGCAAAGAGTTCGCGAGATTTATCTTTGTCTAAATACAGCAACTCTTTGCGAGAAAATTGTCGCCCCCACATCAAACGGTGTATATCTATCGTATTCTTTTTATTACTTTCTGCGTGTATAGTACTTTTAACTTCTCCGTCAATATAAAAGCTACCTTTGTACTTTTTAGAGAAGGTGCTTCCGGATATGTAAGGGATATAAGAGCTACATAGACAGAAATCTATTAAATCGTCAATATTATCGAAGTTGCCGTGCTTTTCATTTTTCATATTATAGAGTTTATTGACATTTGTAGAAACTATAGATATCTTTTCAAGATTTAAAGGTTTTTTATTAGCATATCTGAGTTTCATATTTTTCCCAACATTATTTTGAAATACTCGCAAATCATTATGTAAGCATATTCGCGATACTTCCTTTCCTACCGAATAATCCCATATAGTATCGTGATTTGACATATCATCTTCCTGAGTATATAATAAGGAACACCACGCGCCCCCAGATATCCCTGTAATGTTATAATCTGTTATAGGTATATTGTTTTTAATGTATCCCACAACGCCTATGCTGTATGGCAAGTATAGCCCCGTACCATATACATTTATATTAACAAAAGCCCTGCCTAACATACTTAAATTACATAACATCAAAGCTATCAATTTAATATAGCTTCGCATTTTATTATTAGTAAATAAGATAAAAATAAGATAATAACGGGTAGGATAAGGAAGTAGGAGGGACAGGGGGAACCGGGAGGCAGGCTATTCAGCGACTACTTTGCGCCACTTCTTTTTCTCTTCGGTTAAATCTCGTTTTCTCATATAATTAAAGAAGGCCATTACATCAACTTCGTTGCCTACTGAGAAATAAGAGTTCAGCTCGCCAATACATCTCTCGTTCTTATGGATACATCCTAAAATAATGTTATTCATAATGTTCTTATAGCGGTCGGAGATAAAAGGTGGTTGTTCTACAAGCCATTTTGCCTTAATATTCGCATACATTTCCGGAGAGACAACGAGTTCCTCTAAGGCATCATTATCATACTTTATATTAATAACAACCTTTTTATCAGCGTTTTCTTCTGTGGCTTCAAATATTTCCAAAGATACTATCTCATTATTTGCATATTCCATTTTAATATATATAAATATAAAGATATATTTATATGATAACTATAACTGATGAAAATAATATGAAATATTATGATTTAATTATATTAGGCGCAGGTCCTTCGGGATTAGCATTAGCCCATGTATCAAGTAGCATATATAGAAATATCTTAGTAATTGATAAAGAGCAAGAAATCGGCGGAATCCATCGTGCCAAAAGAGATTACTATGGAACATATAGCGAATGTGGTCCTCGCATCTATATGACGGCCTTTTATAATTTTCTGGATATTATTAGAGAAATCGGTATTGATTACAAGGATATATTTGCAAAATATAAATATAATTTTATTACGAACCTATTATTCAGAAACGGTCTAAGCGTATATGAAAAATATATATTGTTATGTGCCTATTGTAAATATTTATTAAATGATAATTATGGGAAAACGACGACCCTATATGATTATCTAATGTTCTATAAGTTCTCTACGAGTTCCATAGATATTATAGACAATATCTGCGTATATATAGATGAAGGCAATAGTAAGACATACAGTTTAAACAAGTTCATCAAGCTCTATGACATCCTCTTTAATAGCAAAATACTGGTATCATCTAAGCCACAAGACTACTTTTTATTTAATGTGTGGAAAAAATATTTAGAAAACAGAGGCGTATCATTTATTCTTGCGGATAGTATTAAAAACATTAATTTAATTGATAATAGCGTATCGTGTGTGGAGTTATATAGTGGCAAAAATTATGGATGTGTTAATCTTGTCCTCGCAGTCCCCCCGACAGCACTTGTAAAACTCTTAAATAATGTTAATAATGTTAATAATGTTAATAATGTTAATAATGTTAATAATGTTAATAATGTTAATAATGATTTAAAATATGCTTTTGGTGATTATGAAGAGATTGAAAGGTGGAAAGAAAATACCAAATATAAAAATGTCATATGTATAACTTATCGTTTCAAAGATTATGTAGAAATGATGCCTCATAATGGCCTTGTGTTAATAACCGAGTGGGGAATAACCGCTTTAAACATATCAGAATACTGCGAAAAAATAGAGAATAGCAACTATCCTATAATGAGTGTTATGGTAACACAATGCGATACGCGTAGCTCTTATAATAATAAGACGGCAAATGAGTGTTGCGACGAGAACGAATTGATAAAAGAAGTATATAGGCAATTGAGGATATCATATATAAATTATATAGATGCCGAATATTATGCGATTATAAATCCGAATAATTATTATGATAAGAAAAATAAAAGATGGAGATGCGAGGATAACGCGTATTACAATGCATTTGCTGAAAATTACATAGCATTTAAAAGCAATAGCATTGAAAATCTCTATAATCTCGGGACACACAATGGAAAAAGCTACATTCCATTTAATAGCATAGAAAGCGCTATATCAAATGGAATAGCTCTGGGACGCGAGCTATACCCCGATGTTATGAGAAAATACTGCGTAAGGCGCGGAATATATGGAAAAGATATAGTAATATTAGGCATAATGATATTATACGCTGCAATAATTTATTATAGTATATTATAATAGATATAGATAATAGATAAAATACTATAAAATGGAAAGAGGAATAATTATGTTATTACATTCAGTTATAATTGGCTTAATACTTTATATTTTGATGGTTTTCGTATTTAAGCAAAAAGAAGCCGTTGCGGAAAACCGTAGCATTCTAATATCAGCCCTAATATTAATCTATATGATATTATTCGGCCACGGTGTCCCTGACAAATTAAATGGCAACTTGTGATAGCCGACGAGACTCTATGAGACAAGGGAATATGAGAGCATATATGCATTTTTATTTTTTTCTAAAAAATTATCAATCCGTGATATATTAGTATCGTCATATATTAAGAAGCTTCCGTCGGTTTCGCAAATGGCCGTATAATGTCCGCCATAAGTATTGCCGCTATGTAAGGCCATAGATGCAAGCTTATAATTCTTGTCATTTTCTAAATCAAATAGCACGGTTCCTTTGTCAAAACATAATTTCGGGTTAATATCTACGGGCGTATCATTCTTAACATTGGGATTAATAAAGCGATTAATGATGACAAAGAGGATATCCGGTAATCTCCATATTTTCGTAGATTTGATGTAATCCGTTTTACAGTTACATTTATCACATATCCAATCGCCATTATAGTTATCGTCTATAAATAATTGGCTTATCATACTTACTATGTTGATATTTTGCGAGTTTTCCGGAATATTCAAATAGAGAGCGTAGAATGGTTCAAAGTTGAAAAGCGAGTTATTACAATTCCTGCAAGTAGTAATATTGAGAATGAACCCCTGGGTTATTTGTTGCCATTTGGATATCTTGTTTTCGTTGTGTTGTATATAGTCGTGTGCGAACTTATCGCTGAGAAAATGACTACTTACAAGGGCATTTTTATAATCTGGTTCGGTATCATATGCCACGCCGTTTATTATATTTTTGCTATTTAATTTTAAATTATCAAAATCTAATATTAAATTATAGTATCTCTCGTCCTTATTGATTTCGCTTATTATTTGCTGGTTAATAAATATCCAGAGCTCGGTAATATCAATCTGTTCCCCGTAATTAAAAATATTACCAAAAATACTGTAGAGCTTGGCTACTAACTTTTTTGGAACAATAGATTTATTATTTATATGCATTAAAACAAGCACCTCTTTTAAATTAGTTAATAAAGAGCTCTCATCTATCTCATAATTTATTATAGTATCTCGCATTAAATCATTTCGGCATATTATCTGTATTAAACTATTTATAGCACAGGTGAATCCCAGATTTGCCAATCCTTGCATTAATATATTATATAGCCTAACTAATATTTATATCTTATATTATTAGATAATGGCAAAAAAGGAATCAAAATCTAAATCCAAATCAAATACAAAGAAAGGATCCAGAGGCTCTAATAATGCCGAGGAATTAAAAATGTTAAAATCGCCTTTAACCGAAGCATTTAATAATAGAGAACTCGTTGCGAAGAGCGTAGGCAATACTATTAGAAATTTTCTGATGTTAAATGTAATCATAGGCATCGTAATATTAGTTATAAATGTCTATGCCATATTATGGATTCATAAATTAGATACTATAAATTGCGCTTGTAGCGAAAGCTATATGCGCACATATATTAAATATTATTTATATGTATTTATCCCATTCATATGCATAGATATTTTAATGAGCTTATATATATTAACTTCTAATACATCTATATTAGATTTGGCTAATAATACATTATATAATATTTACAGAAATATCAGAGCAGTTTTCAGCATATTTACGATTGTCAATATTGTTATTGTTATAATATTTATCAATAAATTAAAAGAAATAAATTGTGTATGTAGCGAGGATATAGTAAGAGAAGTTTATTGGATTTATAACATAGTATTGGCTTGCTACTTATGTATTGCATTTTTAATAATAATCGTAGCTGTAATAATGATGTTTATGAACACTTCTTCTATGAGACAATAATCACAGCTATCACAGCTATCGCATCTATCAGAATCCTAATCAAGCTCATCAACAGCCACATTCTTTTTATCAGTAGCCGTCTCTCCTGCTTCGCCAGCTTCGCCAGCTTCTTCGGCCTCATCAGTATCTTCATCGCCGTCTTCACCGTCCTCTCCATTCTCATCAACGCCAGGCATACCTCCAGGCATACCTCCAGGCATACCTCCAGGCATACCTCCAGGCATACCGCCAGGCATACCTCCAGGCATACCTCCAGGCATACCTCCAGGAGGAGCTCCTTGGCTGTATAGCTTCTGCATTAGAGGATTTACCTTCTCCTCAAGCTCCTTTTGCTTGTTTTTATAGACTTCGACATCAGAACTCTTGTTTTCTTCAAACCACTTGAGGCCTTCGTCAATGATAGGGTCAAGCTCCTTCTTAACCTCGTCCAAGATTGGAGGCGAATCCGCGCGCTTAGTCATAGAGTTTCGTAGGTTATATAGATAATTTTCAAGAGCATTCTTTGTCTCAATCAGCTCCTTTTGCTTATTATCCTCATTCTTATATTCCTCGGCCTTCTTAATCATCTCCTCAATCTGCTCTTTTGACAATCGCCCCTTATCATTTGTAATAGTGATGTTATTAGTTTTCTTAGTAGATTTCTCTTCAGCCGTGATATTCATAATACCATTTGCATCAACATCAAAGGATACCTCAATCTGCGCTTGACCGCGAGGCATCGGCGGAATACCATCAAGATGGAAGCTCCCGAGCAGATTGTTGTCCTTAGTAAATCCGCGCTCTCCTTCATAAATCTTGATATCGACACCAGGCTGATTATCAGAATATGTAGAAAACACCTGCGATTTCTTAGTAGGGATAGTAGTATTGCGCTCAATAATCTTCGTCATAACACCACCCGCAGTCTCAATACCCAACGAAAGAGGAGCAACATCAAGAAGAAGCAACTCATTCGTCTTGCTATTCCCTTGTCCCGTTAGGATAGAAGCTTGAACTGCAGCGCCATAGGCAATAGCTTCATCGGGATTTAGAGATTTATTCAATTGCTTTCCGTGGAAATATCCAGACAACAGCTCTTGTACGCGAGGAATACGAGTAGTACCACCAACCAACACAATCTCATCAATATCACCCTTGCCCATCTTGGCGTCTTTTAGAAGACGGTCAAGGGGCTCAAGTGTTCGCTGGAAAACTTTATCGGCAAGCGATTCAAACTTGGCGCGAGTCAGAGTAGTATTATAATCAACGCCATCAATTAGAGAATCTACCTCAATCGTAGTCGTAGTAGCCGAAGACAAGTTCTTTTTGGCTTTTTCTGCAGCAATATTGAGACGCTTGAGAGCACGAGCATTTTCACGCACATTCTTCTTGTACTTCTTATTGATTTCATCACATAGATAATCTACGATAATATTATCAATATCAGAGCCACCAAGATGAGTATCACCGCCCGTTGCTTTTACCTCAAAAATACCACCATCAAGTGTTAGAATAGAGACATCGTGAGTACCACCACCACAATCAAACACAAGGATATTGCGTTCCTTTTTATCGTCCGTCTTATCCAACCCATAGGCAATCGCAGCAGCAGTAGGCTCATTGATAATGCGAAGAACTTCAAGACCGGCAATAGCTCCCGCGTCCTTCGTCGCCTGCCTTTGCGAATCGTTGAAATATGCGGGAACAGTAATAACAACCTTTTTCAAAGGATGACCCAAGAATGATTCTGTAGTTTCCTTGAGGCGCTGAATTACCATAGCCGAAATCTCCTCGGGGTGAAAGCTCTTATCTTCTTTCTTATACTTTACATTAATCAAAGGCTTGTTATTAGCATCACCTGTTACATTAAAAGACCACAGTTTAATATCCTCTTGAACCACGCTGTCATTGAACTTCCTGCCAATAAGGCGCTTAGTGTCATATACAGTATTCTTGGGATTCATTGTTGATTGATTTTTTGCCGCGTCGCCTACAAGTTTCTCTTCATCACTAAATGATACATATGATGGGATGATGCGAGAGCCGGTTTGAGTATCTGGGATGATTTCAACCCTGTCGTTAATCCAGATAGCAGCACAACTTGTAGTAGTACCAATATCAAAACCCGCGGCAATATCTTTGCAATCTGTCATTATACTTGTTATTCTTTTTTCTTATACATATATTATATGTAAAATCTTTATATATTTTTATAATCTCTGCATATTTTCATATATTTTACAGATTTATATTAGCATATTGAAGATATTTATTAGAGTTAGATAATCGTATAGCGTGATTGTAATTATAAAAATAAAATAATAATATATTATAAAGGCGTCTTCGTTATTATTATAAGCTATGATAGTAGATTTAAATAATACTTCAGATTATGATAAACAGATTATATATTTAGATTCAAGAAATGGCATATTCCCTAATAAAAACGAGTTCAGCTTTAATATTAAATTTGACGAAAAAATAAAGAATCTTACGAGTGTCAAAATAATAGAGAGCTCTCTCGTATTGAACGGAAAGCTCGGTTTAAAATGGGAATATGTGGGTACTACAGCGCCTTCAGGGGACAAAATAACAAATACGGCTCTTACAACTTTTCTTGATTATGCAAATACCGAAATAACACCAGCACAATACAAAGATTTTAATGTAGAAGGAGTTCATACTAATAACCATATAATACTTGCTACAGATTATGTAGAATTAGTTCCGGGGCTAATGTGGAGCAATGTTGGTTTTACGCAACCTAATGATAATACCACTGAATATGTCAATACTAATTTAAATGCCAAACTATTAGAAAAATATTGCGCGAATGACACGGTATTAAACCTGACAAGAGCCGAATATAACAGCTATATTGTAGGCAATTCGGTACCGGTAATAACTAATTTTGTCAAATTAATTCCAGGCGTATATTGGGAAAAATCTACGACGGCTAATACAGCCCCCGGGGCGACTCTAATAAAAACACTTGACAACGGGAATGCACTAAGAAACACCTTTATTAACGCGAGCGACACAACAAAAATAGAGATTACAAAGGAACAGCTACGGACTATAACGAAGTCTAATTTAGTATCCGGCAATTATATTAGCATTCCTATAAATGATACAGATACATACTATTATATTCCTAAAACTATATATTTTAAAACGGCCGTATTATATTTTAAACCTGTAAGAAGAATAACATATAACAGCACATTCTATGTTGAATTAAATAATTATGACAGGGTTCATTCTTATATTGCCAAATATGACTCTTGTAATAGTGTAGTTAATTATAATACAGTGAAGTTTTTTGATACCCTAAATTACAGCGGGACGACCGAATCAAGCCTGGTATTATACAAGATTAGAAACTACTATTCTATCACAAGCTCTAATTGGACTGACGCGACCGTACATATATTAAATCCTCCTGAAACATCTTGCAATCGATTTACAATAACAATAAGAGATAAGGATTTTAATATATTGAAGTTCGGCGATTATTTAAATGAAGAATCCTTCAATATGACAATATGTGTCTATACTATCAAAAAAAATATATATGGATAATTGAATATAATATATTTACTTGTAGAGATGATGAGATTGAATGTTGTTAATAATTACAAAACGATTTATTATAACTTCCTCGCATCGTTTTATCTATGTTTAAACTGTGTATTGCCATATTATGACGATGTTATTATTAGCCTTCAAAGCCAGGCTATTAAACTGCTTATTGACAACGATACATTAAATATGAAAAAGGTTAAAAAGATTAGAATGATTGAATTTATTGACAGTCTCGACAAAAGCGATAAGATTATTCTTGACAAAGAAAAGGATATCATTTTAATTGATTACTGCATTTACGAATGCCACGATGACAGCAACGGCGCCGAAAGTACCGAAAGTACCGAAAGTACCGAAAGCGCCTCAGGGCCTGAGACCGAAACTGACAGTAATACGAATGAGGCAGGAGCCAAATATAGCGGGATGACAAGTAGCGATAGCGACCCTGATAAAGACCCTTATGAGCCCCGCAAGAAAAAAAGCAGAATTGATAATGATTACATTCCCCAGCCCACCGGTCCTATGAAAGATAAGGACGATTATTATAATATGGGTGTATATGCTGTATCTGCGACAGCTGCTGCGGCAGCAACAGTTGCTAACAACGCAGCTAAGTATCTGATAGAAGATTCTGGAAGCAATTCAACAGATACTGCGGATACCACTGATACCACTGATACCACTGATACCGCAGATACCGACGAAGATGGATTAGATAAAGAGATTGATGTCAGTATTAGAAATATTATTCAACACATAATATATGATAAAAATAAGGATGATTAGACTATGCGGGGAATGCCGAGGGACTTGCTGAAGATTTTAGAGATAGTCAAGGGTCAATCTTTTGTTCCAGATATTTTTTAATTCGTTTTCATAATCAATGTCGCCATAGCAGTTTTTCATAAGCCTTTCATTAAGATTTTCTTTTATTTTACTACCTATTATATTATTTTCATACTGATTAATATAATAGATGTTCTCAGATGCCGCCACATTATTGTTGTAATATATCTTATTTTTGATATAATTATAGTATAAGAAATATAGACAGGTGTCTATACTTCCTAATGTAAAATTGTTTTTAACAGTAGTTGAAAAGCACTGGTCTTTTATTTCAATAATTCTTATTATATTGAAGGCCTGTTTAGTATCCTTATTTATTATAGTAATATCATATTCTCTATATTTATTATAATTATTTACGCCTTTTTTAATAACTTTGATATCATATTTGCTATCACTCATATTTAATAAACCCCTGATATCTTTATAGGCCTCTATGATATTCTTAACCAATATTGTGATATATACAGAGTTCTCTGTTAAACGATAGCAACAGAAGGAACAGTTATTATAAATCTTGATAGAATAGCTGTCTATAATAGGCATCTTGCTATCTTTCACATATTCAAGTAGCTTTTTAACAATTTCAGAGTACTCTTTTTTAATCGGAATACATTTCAATACATCCTTGCTGTTTTCAGTAGGATAAAACTTATTAACGAGTTCCATACGATTATATAGCTTTTCCCATCTAAAACCCGATTGTATCGGTCTTGCTAATTCAAAATACAGATTCTCTTTAATCATTTCTATAGGTATAATTTTGTATTTATCCTTGTAATATTTTAGAGAGCCTTTATTATTTTTAATATGATTAGACAAAATATCAAAAATCGCAGGTTCTAAAAATGTAATATCAAAGAATTGCTTACCATACACCGATATCTTGTAGGTATTCTGGTGAATTGCCCGCTTGATTTTGATATATTTATACCCGCCTTTCTTAATTAACTTAGCGAGTTCATAAGCATCTTCTACGGGATTTTTAGAAAAACAATCATAATCATTTATAGTATATTCTTTATAAAACCTATATTTCTTAGGCAATATCAAGTTGATTACCAGACCGCCATAAAGTATGAGATTTTTCTTTATAATAAACTTAGAAATAAGCTTAATAACGCTGTTATATTCCGTATATAATTCTTTCAACTTTTTTATTTCAATATCCTTAATAATTTTATTAATAGTTATAGATGACATAATCTATTTTTAATAAATATATTAAAAATAATTTACTCATTCATAATTACAGAAGCCTCGGCCATTTTCTTAGCTTTAGCGGGTTTCTTAGCTTTCGCAGCCGGCTTCTTATTTTTGTATGGAACCTCATCATTTAACATAGCGCGATTCAAATAAACCTTCTTACCGTGCTTATTAATATAAAATTTGCCCTTTTTAGGCCCGGTATAAACCTTAGTGCTTCCGCCATCTACTAATATCTGCATCTTATCTTAATATTTTTCTATATTTCTATATATAATAAATATTTTATTTTACATCTTCATATTCTCTATATGCAAACTTAGGCATTATACTTCCCACCTGCGTATTCTCAATAGCCTCTCGTAAATCTGTGCCTTCTGCACTTAAATATATAGGATTAACTATCTGTTTTGTACCATACGAACATACATTCGGCCTATACGCAGAATCTCCTCTATATTGTTGCTTATAATTGATAGGGTCGTATATTCTATCAGGCATTATTTGCGTATGTTGCTCTCCATCACTATCTGTGTATTCTACAACTCTACCATCCCCTATACTATTATACAAATCATCCGTAGAATATACAGGTGCATTTATGTTAGAGCTATCGGCTCCAGAGCTACCAGCTCCAGCAATTCTGGTATTTACCCCTGATAAATAATAATTGGAAGCGCCGGCCGAGCCAGCCGACAAAATGTTTGAGCTTGAGGCAGCCGCTCTTCGCGAATTAGGGATATTTAAGGAAACAGTAGGGTCGGCCGGATTAAAGGCTCCTGATGTGCCAGAGTTATTGCGTGGGTCTAGCGAATTGTTAGTAGTTATCCTGGCTGTTGTAGAACCCGCCGAGCCCAAGCCCGAGCCATAAGGCATTGATACATTTTTATCTTGAAGTGTGATATTGATATTAAATACAGGCTCGCTATTTTTCATAATATCTACTATGTTTTTTTGGGCGTTTAAGTTAGTATCAGCGCTATTAGAGGATTCTGCGCTATTCTTGGCAGCATCTGTAGTAAGCGCTACGGGCGTTGATAATGCCTCGCGTTTTAACATATCTCTTCGCTTCAGTTCGTTGGCAATTAAACGCAATTCATATAATACAAAGTTATTATCAAATATTTCCAATAGTTTTTCGTCATTTATTATATATTCTCTCAAAATGTCCCTTTCAAAGCTCGGGTAATTATCGTGCATCAGCATTGCTTTAAATAAATAGTCGTTGAACTGGAGATGTATATAACATTGTTTTAGAGGGATTGTCATCTTATTATGGGGCATTTTATTGAAATGATTTTTATAGACAGTTTTCAGCATATCAATTATGTTCTTTTCGGATATTTTGGAAACGAGCGTAGGGTCTATGTCGTTTGACTGCATTTTTACAATCATCTTGTATTCAGTGGAATTGTATAGTTTTAATTTAAGTTTTTCTTCATCGCTATTCTTTTCGTAAAACTCTTGAAGATTTACTATAATTTCTTTGGGCTTCGGTTGTCGCCCTAATATATTCTTATAAATATCAATAATTACATACTGATTAATAGTTTTCTCTGACATATATTTCGGGTCATTATTAAAATTATTTGTTTGAGAAACAGAAGGCAGATAATTATCGTCTATGGGGTCTAATATAGATTTATAGCTATTATCATTGCTCTGTCTGTAATTAAAAGACTCCGTATTAAAATGTAGCTCGTTATTTGATACACCCTTATTATTATATATTTCAGTATTAAAATAGTCGTCGTTTTTCATATTATGCGTCTTTATCGCCGTCGATTTTAAAAAAGAATTGTCGAAGCCCCTCGTAAGTATCTTGTCTATATTTATATCCGAAAATATCTCGTCGGTCTTAACAATCTTGTGCTTATAATACGGCTGATATATTCGTTTTTCTCCCGTCGCGCCTTTGTCGCTATCAGCTTCTCCATAGTTATTGTCGATTAATATGTAAGAATCGTAGGTAAGCGGAGTGGCATTTTTGATATCTTCATATTCTTTCTGTGTAAATACGATAATCTTTTCGCCATCTATTGTTTCGTGTAAGTTGTTTTTGGCTTTCACTTCAATCGCATTTTTAATCTTGTCATTTCTCACCTCTTTATAAGAGCCTTTGACATATTTTTCGGTGTTTATTCCTAAATCTCTCCACATCAGCCCGATATCTGTATTGTCTGTTGCAACATTGTAAGGCTTGAAATATCTATCATCTACATTGATATAGCTGTTATATGTCAGGTTCTTGATACCGAGCGAATCCAACTCATCTATATTAATTATTATAGGAGATACCCATTTATAATTTAATAATATATAGAGCTTTTCGTTCGTTATTTTGTCCCCATTAGGTTCAGAATTGCCAAGATATAACCATTTTAATCCTATTTTCTCTTCTGTCCCAGGAGCAACTGCAAAAGGCTCCATATAATAATCAAAAAACGCCGTTTTTATCTTATCATTAAAATATACTATTAGAATTATTAAAGAAATTATTAATATTACTATTAAATATTGAAATAATTCCATTGCTATATCTATAATAAATAGAAATAAAAAACCTCCTTATATATCTTAAATATATTTATATCCGCGTATAGCAAAAAGGATGAAAATACATATCCATAACAACCTTATACTGATATCTATGATTGTCTTTTTGTTTCTCAATATGATTGAGAATATTATTCATTTTAGTATAGGAAGAAATATAGATGCCAAGGATACGCCTTCTATAAACATAGAGATACCAGATACCTATGATATGATAAAAATAATATTTATTATGGGTGTCTTTTCGGTCTTACAGGCCTTGCTTACATACTATGGTCTCAAATATTTATAATAAGCTACCAGCAATATGATATAAGATTTAGGTGCCTATAATATATAATATCGCATTTCATAAATAACCACATTAACAAATAATGGATTTTTTCAAGAAACCAAATGCCAAGAAGAGGAAGCTCGGGGCGTTTGCTCGTGCACATAACAATAACGAGGATTCTGAAGATGAAGGCGGTAGCGGGAGTGGTGCCAACGGTGGAGATAATATATATGTCAATTATAATCACATCTATTTTACGGGAGATATCACGAAGAAATCCGCATTCAATCTGTGTAAAAACATTAGGTTGCTTGAAAGCGAGCTAAAAATGGAAGAGGTAGAGAAGAATGTTAAGAACGAGATGTTCTTGCATATTACCACGGACGGCGGGTGTATTTCTTCGGCATTTTCTATTATTGATTGTATGGAATCGTCGCGTATCCCTGTAAATACTGTAATTGATGGTAGCGTTTCTTCGGCAGGCACGCTAATTAGTATCCACGGTAAAAAGCGATTCGTTTGTAAAAACTCTTATGTATTGATTCACGAATTGCGTTCGGGATGCTGGGGTAAATTAGCGTATATTGATGATACTTATAAGAACTGCATCAAGATTCAGGAACATATTAATAGATTTTATCTTACAAAAACCAACATTAATAAGAAAATGCTAAAAGACCTTCTCATTAAAGACCTGCAATTTAATGCGGAAGAATGCATTAATATGGGAGTCGCCGATAGTATCTATATGAGCTAATGAAGGCAAGCCAAGCGAGCCGATAGATAATAATATTCTTTTTATATAATAGATTTCTAAAAAATATGAATAATCTGTTTAAGACCGAAATATATATACATATGGCTATTATTTTTACATTAATGCTTTATGCATTAACGACAAGTATATATATACTATTTAACGATGATTATAATATATTTATTCGCATAATATCAATAATAATAATAGCAATAATTATATTTTTATCATTAAAGAAGGAGACATTTTTGCCATTCTTGGGATTAACCTATTTACCCAATACGCTACTATGCGAACCTAAATATCCTTCTGGGGCAAATCTAAATTACACCATAGATATGAACGAATACGAAGACGGGACAAAAATAATATATTGGGCTGCAAATAGCACTGATAGTTCAAAAATAATAGAAGACCCTTTTGAAGCTTACAAAAGCTTTAATAATATCGGAGTATCTGTTGTAAAGCACGGGAAGGCAGATGTTCGCATTTATTGTCCGGATAAATATAAGGTTAAAAAAGTATTTAATAAGATATTAGAGAGACATTTCCATTACAGAATAATATTCAAAGACAGCGGATTCCTCAGTCCCGTAATGACTGTTAATATTAAATGTTAGCATTCGCCAGTCAGCCATTCAGCCATTCAGTCAGCCAGTCAGCCAGCCAGTCAGCCATTCAGCCAGCCATTCAGCCATTCAGTCAGCCATTATGTCAATATAATGTTATAATTATAGTATTTGCTGAGTATATTAGCATATTCATCTGCTATAAACTTTTCAATATTATCATCATCACTTGTATATTTTATATTCTGATTCGCGGCGTTCGTGGCGACAATAGCTGTTGTATTGTAATTATGGAATATTGATATAATAATGCTAAGCTGTTTATAGTTTTCTATAAACTTTTCCATAATTTTATCCCTTATATCCGCGTCTTTTATTATGATTTTCATTATATTTATTATAACATTGTCATAAGCCTGTAATAATACTTTGTCATAAGCACTATATAGCAAAAATATATGCTTATTATTTATAGCATTATACAATTGCATATCATAAAACTCTATCTTTCTTTTCTTTATATCCCCTATGATGTTTTTGTGCCAACTTTTACATACTAACAGACACTTGTAATTGCTTGGTATTTTTATAAATGTAAAGTATAAATCGCCCGTAATCATATGCTCTTTTTTATAGTATATCCGTTATATATTTATGTATAATATTTTTATCAGCCGTAATAACCTTTTTATTGTCATAATAACTTAGGTAAGAAGCCCACATACTATCCATATCAGAGGCATTATTTGAAACTATGAGATTTTTAAACATAGACATTAGGATAAAGCGAGTTTCGTAATTATTTTTTTCGGCATTACTAACATAATAAAGCGTATATGTAGAAGTATCGTTGATATCGTTAATATCATTTAGAATCGTTTTAGCCCATTCTATATCATCAGTTATAACAGCAATATTTTTAATCTTTAAATCATTCATAATAGAAAGTGCATTATAGTAATAATCATAGTCCTTGCTATCGGCTTTCAAGATATGTAGAGCGGCTATGTCATCATCGCTCGTATTCTCTCCGAAAAACGCAAGAATACCACGATACATATAATAAGCCGAATACATTAAATCTTCGTTAGAATAAACGAGATCTAATAATCTTCTTTTAATAGGTTCGTCAATATATTTGAATGTCATCGTGGGATTCTTGGTATAGGCCGATGTATTGCATATCTCAATATTTTTAGTAGAACTGCACAAACTTTCAATATCAATATCATTTATTGATATTTTCTCAAATCCCAGATTGTCGTATTTATCATCTTCTAATACAGTAAAAAGCCCCTTGAATATAGAATCACTATAGATATGATTGCCTTTCCTAAAAACAATCTTTCTTTTAATATGATTGCTCGCAGATTTATTTAAAATATTAATCAGATATGCTATATTAAATAGCTGATACCCAATATTATCATTATTTTCAATAGATATATAACAAGTTTGCCTTAAGGCTCTCTTCATATTTATTATATTAATATCAGATAATCTTTAAGCCCATATCCATATATGATATTGAAAAATTAAAAACAAGCAAGAGGCTAAGAAAATTTTTTATTTTAATCGTTAACTGCAGTTTCTATACAATATAAATTAAGCCTTTTTCTGATTTCAACTATTAACTTACTGAAATATCCTTTACCTTGTATAAATATTTTTGATTTAACAGCACAATATAAATCTATATCTGCATTTCCTGAATCAAAATATTCTGCCTGTAATTCAGTAATTACATTATTTAAATATTCGTTAGATGCAGAAATGCATTCTTCATAATTTTTTGAACTTGTTTTAGCAAAAAAACATTTTCCAATAACATATTTGGGGTTCATATCTTCGGCTACTAATGATTTAAGATAGTCCGTTTTTAAAGGACGTTTACCTTTTTCGTGCCATTCATTTCCAGCTATAACATCCCCCAATCTTAAATGTATCACAGTACTTTCGGTAATATTTTTAGGCAATAAATGACTATATTTTTCAATATTATCCATAACAATTTGCGTTATCAAATCAATATTTTCGACATCGCAACGTTCCCTTTTTTTAATAATATATTTACTACCAATTGATTGAGGATAGTCGCTGAGAATCTCATTTTTTTCCCACTCACTCAAATGTAATAAAACTAAATCCCCCAATCTATATGAAGAAATCATAGATATATATATATTATATTATATTATATTATATTATATTATATTATATTATTATATTTCCTTAGACCCTATAACTATATAAAAAGCCTTTTTCAATAATTATAATTATAGAATTATTACGACTTGACTGAAGCCGTGATAAAAATAATTATATATAAGTATTATATAATAATAAATAAAATATATGAAGGGGTATTTAATTGGCATCTATTTGGCCTTTGTAAATATCTTAAATACATCATTAATCTATTCCTATCCTATAAATATTGGTCCTCACAGTATATCTAAATTTGGCAATTATAATAATGGCAATGTTTGTATATTAAATTATAATAATGTATACAGTACCTTTTATAAATGGTCTAAGGATAACAAGGAATATCAGGAAAAAATAATTAGTGATACCATATGGCTAAATAAAAATAGATTCTCTGCTCCTAATATAGTCGTCGGAGTATATAATAGCAACGATTCTGATGTAAATTATATATGTTTATTGAGAAAGGTCGCAAATGGTCGCTTCAAAATGTTAAACATTTTCGCCAATCCCAATAATAATCTTGAAGATGACACGCTATTGTTTGAAAATATATTAGGCTTTTGTAATGCCAATAAATACTCTCTAAATGTAGAAAAATTAAAAGAAATAGATAATAGCAAATATTACCTTACATATCTATATTCTTATAATTGCTAGTATCTCTTGCGATTTAGAGATGTGACGCGAGATATTTTATGATGTTTTTCATATTAATAACATCAAAATGCCTATTATTTTCGCTTCTATTGCGATATACTAAATATTTGTCATTTACTAATTTTTCATATTCCAAATTATTATTTATCATAGGAACAAACACAAAGCCATTTTCTCCAGCTTTACCTGCCTTTGTAATTTTTATATTTAATTTATGAAAAAATACTGCTATACTGATATCATCAATATAAGCTCTATTCAATAAATTAATATTATTAACCAAAGTCATATAGCCCTTCTTAGACATTATTATATTAGTCCCTGATGCAAAGGGTATATTAGTATTATCTAAAGTTATATAGCCTATGTTAGTACTTCCGTAATATTCTACAGGATTCAATTCTAACAGTTCTGACAATAATGAGAAATTAACAATAGAGCTTATATTGCTCCTGATAATATAATCGTACTTTTCATATTCGCCATTATTTTTGAATAGCATAAAGGCATCTATTGTCTTATTTAATATGCCGGGCATATAGCTCTCTCTTCCTTTTATATTTATTATATCACCTGTTATCTCAATATTACCAGAGATATTCTCATTGTATTTATAAAAATATGTTGTGACATCACTAAACCCCTTGTAATATCCTGATAAAGCTTCGTACATCTGCACATAGTTTTCGTCATTATCACTATACAACACTAAATTTAAAATTTTCATATCTAAATATAACTAATTATATAAATAACTCTTATATCTTATGCCTTAGCCTTTGCCTTGGCCTTCAAAAAGTTCTCATCCTTAATACAGCGACCTGTTTTGGGATTCAGCACTTTACCCTCAGGGCATTTCTTGGGCTCCGGTTTAACTCCAGTAGGGATATTGATATTGGGCTGGGGCTTGGCATTTGCCTTCAAAAAGTTCTCAGTCTTAATACAGCGACCTGTTTTGGGGTTCAGTACTTTACCTTCGGGGCATTTCTTATCCATTTTGCTAAGAGGTTTTTTTGGCAATTTATTTATTGATTTAATATTGATGCATCTATTTGTCAGAGGATTCAGCACTTTGCCTTCGGGACATTCCTTCGCGCCCTTATCCTTACCAGAGACACCTGCGCTATTCTTGCTATTCTTGCTATTATTATTAACATATATAAGAAGTCGCGGGCCTTTATTAAATGAAAAACATAGCTCGTTTTTATCTTTGTTGATAATTTCCTTAATACTTTTATTAGAGTGAGTATCTAAAAGGCATTCTTTTTTATTTATACAAAACTCGCTATTTTTCATAACATTCCAATCGTATTTCATTAATTCGCAGGGGATATGTATATTATCAGAAACTAATATACCGCCAACCGGCAATTTATCAACAACAATATTATTGTTAACATTGACATAGACAACTCGTTTATTAATTACTTCAGATACCCACAGCTTTTCTTTATCATAATCTTCTTTAGTAAAATTAACATTCTGCAAATGTATATCAATCGTTCCACGCGTCCATCCGTTATATACATATTTGTTATCCTTGCATTTAATTCCAGCTATTGAATGCCCTCCGATTTCAGTGCGATTCCAATTTGATAATATGACGGAATCCTGGATATAGTTCATTCCCTTGATAGCAACTTTGTCATTAAAAGAAACTATATTATAAAATGGCGAATCCGTGGGAACTTTGTAATATCCTGGTATATTATCCAAAATAGATTTCGTAAAATTAATAATAATAACATCGGGGCTTTCAAACTTCTCCAAAACCTTTTCCTTGGAAACAAACTTTACAACGACATCTATTACAGGCCCCTTTTTAACTGCCGAACTATTAACCTTCGTATTATTATATTTTGAGTAATATAGTAAATCATCTTTATAATCCAGAAATAATACTTTGGCGCCTAATAATTTATAGATTTTCCTTATATACAGAGCAGGCGCATAACCTCCCTTTTTAATTTTAGGATTAAACGAGAACTTCTTTTTATTATATTTATACAGCTTCTCTAATATGTATTCCGGTCTTATTTTATCAAAATATTCGTAATCATTATATATATTGCTTGAACGAAAATATTTTTTTTCAAGAATATGTTTAAGGGTTTTGAATATTAGGATTTTATTATTCCACTTCTTAGATTTTTTCAAGAGAAGTTTGCGACTTTCATCGCTATACAATACGGCCATTAGAATACTATTGAACCAACAAGTCGGTCCGTACTGTTTTAATGTAATAACATTATCGCATTTATCCTTCATAATATCAGCTCTAATATCTATAATATATCTACATTATATCTATGCGTCTCTATGAGTCTCTATGAGTCTCTATGAGTCTCTATGAGTCTCTATGAGTCTCTATGAGTCTCTATGAGTCTCTATGAGTCTCTATGAGTCTCTATGAGTCTCTATGAGTCTCTATGCGTCTCTATGAGTCTCTATGAGTCTCTATGCGTGTGTGTGTGTTAGTATCTTAGATAGCAATATATATGATATTAATTAATATAATTGTAGTAATTGTAGTAATTGTATATATTGTATTATTTATATTATTTAAAAATAATAAGAGAACAAATAATATATATATTAAATAATGGTATGGAATATTGGATTAAGTGGAAATGATTATAAAATATTAAATAGTTCTTCTAACAATACTACATACAATTCATTATTATATTTGGATTATTTTACTATAAATGAAAATGGTAATGTGGGTATTAACAATGGAAATCCTAAGAGGAAATTAGATATCAATGGAGACATTTTAAACAACGGCATACTTATATCTTCAAATATTCTCGGGAATGTTATGAATACGAGCAATTTTTTACAAATTAATTACAAAGATAGCGCAAGTGCCTCTGCAAATAATGTCTTAGATATATACGGAACAACTTTATTACGAGGAAATCTTGGAATAGGCACGATGAGACCTCAGTTTGCGCTTGATGTTGCAGGAATTATAAATGCCCGTGAGCTAATAGGAACTGGAAGCAATGTATATAATATAAATGCCTCTAATATTAATGCGGGTATTTTGAATGTTTTACAAGGCGGTACAGGGGTACCGAATATTATACCGAATCAGTTGATATACGGAGACAATAATAAAATAAGGCAATCCGAAAATCTTATATTTGAAGACAATATCTTAAAGGCACTTTTTTTTGAAGGGAACGGCTCTAAATTGAGGAGTATAGATGCGTCTACTATTACACAAGGTGTTCTGGGTGTTACGAGAGGCGGAACGGGTCTCAGGAGATTTGATATAAAGGGGGGTGTTATATTAGCTAACTTAAATAATAACAATGATATTGATAGAACTACTATTGCTCAAAGCGAAGATTTAAAATGGGATAATATTGAGAATGCGTTTGAGATTAATGGAAATATAAAGCTTCCAGCGCATAGCAATTTATTAATTGGCGGGGCTCCACTTAATTATACGGCGCTCGGCGATTATCCGTTGGCAACTTGTAATATTCCGGGAGTTGTCAAATTGAGCTCTCAGTTTAAAATAAATAATGATAGCGAACTTATATTAGCAAATACGGGTTCTTCAAAATGGGGACAAGTTGACGACTTTATCTTTTATCCCCCTCAAACAATTACAGATAGTCACTGTGTAGGTATAGGTATTTTGCCAGAGGATACCTCAAATCGCTTGATAGTTAATGGAAATATCAATATAGTAGATGGCGTCTATAAAATAAATGGCGTTGATATGGACGAATATAATTCAAATATAATATCACAGCGAATAAATAATTTCACATTGGATAATATAGACAAGCTCTTTTGCGGCAATAAAAACAGGTGCTTCTCTTTAGAAAACATAGGAGGTAATGTTCTTGAATATCAGATAGGAGCACTCAATAATGGTACTCTTGAAAATAATAATAATTTCAAATTTTTGCAAAAGGTTATTTTTAAAGAAGGCTTAGAGATAGCTGGTGGTACATTTGATATTGGAGATTTAGATAAATTAGTTTTAAAAGCATTAGAAGTTGCGGGAACGACAGCCGATTCTATATTTGGAATTAATCAGAATGGTATAGGGAATTTATTAAAAATATCTAAAAGCAATCAGATTCGCACAATTCTAACAAACGATGGAAATATGGGTGTGGGCATTTTTAATGAATCTTCGACGCCACCAATACTTCCATTAGAAAAGCTACATATTATGGGGAATATCATAGCTACTGGAACAATAACATCGTGTTATTCCGACAAGCGGCTGAAAACATTTACCTCTAATATCAGCAATTCCTTAGATATTATTAGTAATCTTAACGGCTACTATTATCACCCAAACGAAGACGCATTAAAAGCTGGGTTTGAAAACGAAAAACAAATAGGTCTCAGCGCCCAAGAGGTTCAAAGCGTACTTCCTGAAATTGTTAAAATAGCACCATTTGATATGGCGAGAGATGACGACGGAAACATTACTTCAAAATCTGGCAAATCCTATCTTACAATATGCTACGAGAGATTAGGTCCTGTATTTGTAGAGGCTATCAAAGAATTAACCGGACAAATCAAAGAATTAAAAGAAGAAAACGCGACTATCAAAAAAGACATAGAGACTATAAAGAATATGATTGCTTCCAAATATCTCAACTAAAGTAACTATCGTAACTATCGTAACTATCGTAACTATCGTAACTATCGTAACTATCGTAACTATCGTAACTATCGTAACTATCGCATTATTTTGCTATAATTAAGGATTTC